GATGGTAAAACAATAAATGGTAAATTAAAAGTTGAATGTTGGGATTATACACAAAATGAAGAAAATGATACACCAAGAGATATATTAAAAGGAACTGGTAAAAAATATTGGTTTAAATGTGATGATTGTAATCATAGTTTTGATAATAGAATAGGAGATATAACAAAAAAAAATGGACATTGGTGTCCTTATTGTGCTAATCAAAAAATATGTAATAATGACAATTGTAATTATTGTTATAATAAATCATTTGCTAGTTATGATGGTAAAACACCAAATGGTAAATTAAAAGTTGAATGCTGGGATAATGAAAAAAATGAGACTATTAAACCAAGAACTGTTTCAAAATATAATAATAAAAAATATTGGTTTAAATGTGATGACTGTAATCATAGTTTTAATAGTACTATTTCTAATATAACAAATGGAACATGGTGTCCTATATGTAAAAATAAAACCGAAAAAAAATTTCTTCATTGGTTTAAAAAAACATATAAAGAATTTAAAATAAAGCACCAACCTAAGTATAATTGGTGTAAATCAGAAAATACAAATAGAAAACTTCCTTTTGATTTTGTTATTGAAAAATTAAAATTAATTATAGAAATAGATGGAAGACAACATTTTGAACAAGTATCTAATTGGTCTTCTCCTGAATTTCAATTAGAAAATGATATATATAAAATGAAAAAAGCATTAGAAAATGGATATTCTATATTACGTATTATACAAGAAGATATTTATTACAATAAAAATAATTGGGAAAAAAACATAAAAGATACAATAAAATCATATGATGAACCTAATATTATTTGTATAGGTTGTGATACATTATATATTAACTATAATAATATTTGTTAATATAAATTTATAATTATAATTTTTTATTTTGTGACTGGTGTTTTTGCTATTTTTTCCTTCCTTACCATTTATCATAATATTATACTTCTCTTAAATACAGGTAAAAAAGTACAGTAACAACTAAATTCCCAAAAGTGATTCGAAATAGAAAAATGGACATGTCCAATTTTCATATCTGAGAAAAGAATAAAAAACAGTGGTTTTCGAGCACTTGTGAGCATAATGCTCTAAAATGTAAAAAACTGTAGGAAAATTAAGGTGTAAAATATGGTAACAAAAAATCGGTAAAAAAAATTAATTTGCGTAAATATTTAGGAGTTTTTTTTGTCACCAAATATATAAAAAATGGTGACAAAAACACAGAAAAAAACAAATTCACAATTTTGTTGTAAAAAATGTGACTATAATGCATCTAATAAAAATAATTTAGACAATCATAATTTGACATGTAAACAATGTAAGGTTACAGTTAGTGACAAAAAAAACGAAAAAAAATACAGTTGTCAATTATGTGACTTTTTATCATATAAAAAAACAGATTTTACCAGACATTTATCCACCCGTAAACATAAACTTATGGTCTCCGGTGACAAAAAAAACGAAAAAAACGAAAAAAATATTTGTAATTTATGTAATAAAGAATATAAGAGCAGAAATGGTGTGTGGAGACATAAACAAAAATGTAATAATACTAATACAGAAATTTTAAAGGAAGAAAAAGGTAAAGTAGAAACTCTTACTGAATTAGTATTAACACAACAAGATATGTTAACAAATCAATCTAATTTAATTAATAATCAACAAGAACAAATAAAAGAATTTCATGAAACTCTTAAGACTGTTATGAATAGTCATGAAAAGAGAGAAGAAGTATTTTTAGAATTAGCAAAGAAACCTTCTATTATGGGAAATAATAATAATAATATTAATAGTAATAATATTAATTATCATGTTTATCTCAATGAGCATTGTGCAAATGCTATAGATTTTCCAGATTTTTTAAACAATCTAAGTATTTCAATGGAAGACCTTTTTTATTCAAAAGATAACGGGTATCCAAAAGCAATAAGTAATATTTTTCAAAAGAACCTGAGTATATTGGATAAAACAGAACGACCAATTCATTGTAGTGATAAGAAACGTATGAACTTTTATATTAAGGATGGTAAATGGGAGAAGGATAAAGACAATAAGAAAATATTGGAAAGTATTTGGAAAGTAACTCATAAACAAATAAAATATATGGATGAATGGAGAAAAGCCAATCCAAATTGGAGGGATAATGAGGAAAAAGATTTAGAATTTCTCAATATCGTAACTAATATTATGGGTGGTTCTACAGACGAAGAACAACTCAAAAATAAGAAAAAAATTATAAAAGAATTAGCAAATAATAATGATATTAAACTGCTTTTTAGTTAACACTTCCAACGATTACCACAAATAAGACAAGATACAAATGTAGTCATTGGTTCATCAGCAGAACGCGTTTGCATTTCATAATAAGTACATTTTCTTTTTTTACATTTAAAACATTTAAATTCATCAGTAGCTGCCTCCATATTAATTTCATATTTATTTTTATCTCTTTTAATTTTATCATCAATCATCTTCTGCCATCGTTCTGGACATAATTCTTGATGTGTCATTGCTGATATACTAAATGATTTAATTTCTTTATTCTTAAGACGGTCTAATAATGAAGTATTTTTTACATAACTTTCTTTATTAAGATTGAAGTAAATACTTTTTAATTTATCCATATATAATTGTACAAATGTAGGATTATCCCATTTTTTAACAATGTTTTTATTTTTGGATTCTTTTATTGCCCAATTATAAATACTTTTTTCAAGATTTATGGATTGAATATCATTATTGATAAGTATTTTTAACTTATCAACAATATTTTTACGGAACTTTTCTGAATTTTCAATAATCATATTTATCATATTTATTATATATAAAATTTAAATCAATTTATTCATTAATATATTCTTCCTCAGATAATTCAGATATAACATCACTATCATCCTCATCTTCATCATCATCATCATCCTCCTCATCATCCTCATCATCATCTCCGTTAGATATTTCAAATGATTCATCTTCAGATGTCTCTTCTTCAGTCATAGTGTCTTCATCATCTTCATCATCTTCATCATTTTGTTGTTTTTTATTATTTTTGATGGGTTTATCAGCTTCAGTATCAGTTTCAACATCATCATCACTATCCACAATAAAATCATCTTTCATATATCCTTCCTTTGTTAATTGCTCTGGAGAAATATCATCTTCTTCATCTTCATCTTCAGATGTATCTTGATCACCCAGATTTTCAAAGCCACCCATTAATTTCTCGTATATTTTACACCAATCATCTACATTAATATCTACTATTTTTTTATTATGATAAGCAATAAGTGCAATATTACCAAAATATAATTCACTGTCAATAGGAGGAGGTAAATCAAACTTATTTTCTGTATTTGCTTTACTATTATTTTTGGCATGAACTTCAATATTTAGATTATTACCCTTTAATTTAATATTCCAAGTATGTCTATGATCAAAATTATTTGATGATTTAAATCCGCATTTTTTATATAAATCGTCTTTAACAAAATTCTTAACATTTAATGTTTTACAGTTTCCACCTTTATTTATAATAACTATATTAACCATTATTTGTTATTATATTTACATTAATGAATGGGTTTAAATAGTTTAACTTAAAAAATAATAAAATGAGAATATATTCTGAATCGTTGGAGTTACCATCTTCAATAGACCATATTAAAATTCCTTATGAAAAAAAAGAAGAAATAGTATTTCTTAGTGATTATGGATATTATAGAATTTGTAATAAACAACTTTATTTATTTAAAGTAAATAATGATAAACATGAAATGCATGAAGTAAATAATAATAAATTCATATTATCATATAGTTATTGGCAAAAGAGAGAAAATCATTATTGTTTACCTTATGAGCATAAATCCATTAAAATTATTAAGTATGAGTATAAAATATTAGACAATTTATTATTTGTAATAGAAGTAAATAATAACACAAATGGCATCATAGATTATTATTATTTAACAACGGATAATAATAAACATAATAAGTTTATCTGGGATGAAATTATTCGTTTTTATGAAACATTAATAAATATGCAATAATATATAATGTTATTGTGGATTATAATACAAATTATAGTATCTTTATCACTTATCATATTAGTTCATAAGTTGTATGAATATTTTAAAGAAAGTTTAACAGATCCACTAGAAAAAGATTATATGAATGAATCAAAACAAAAGTATGAAGAAATGTATAATATTTTAAAAAATAAAGAAGATACCAATAGTAAAATCGTGAAAGAAAAAGAACCAAAAAAAGAAAAAAAAGAACCAGCACATTCAATGAAGGATGAATTAAATGATTATATTAAACATATTTAAACTAATAAATATTTAGAATATTAGAGAGAAATGCAATTATCACGGCAAGACAAAGAAATATTATTAAGGCTATTTCCTAATTTTAAACTTTCTTATGAAACTATAATCCATAAAAAAGTTTACAGTGACCTTTATCTTACGATTCCGAGAGGTAAAAAGCATTTTGCATGGTTTACGCTATATAAAGGAAAACCAGTTTGTTTTTTATTGGAAAAAGATAATTCACAACAAAGAATTGTGGACATATCAGCGATATTATGTTGTTTTAATGATTATTTATGTTTAGGAACAATCGTATATGGTACTGTATTTACATTAAATGATAATCGTTTTTTCAATATAGAAGATGTTATTTATTATAAAAATAATTATGTTGGTAATGTGATATTTGAGAGAAAAATACACTATTTTAATTTATTATTTGAAAATATAAGACAAATAGGATATTCAAAGGAGTTCATTATATTTGGATTACCTATTATTAGAACATCATATAAAGAGTTAATTCGTGAAATAAATGAATTACAATATACAATAGAATATATTCAACATCGTTCTTATAAAAGAAAAGACTATAACCTTGTAGAAAGGTATAATTCAAGAGTAATCTCACAAGAAGGGTCACGAGCTGTATTTAAAGTACGAGCAGATGACATTAATGATATTTATGACCTATATTGTTATGATAAAGGAGAGAAATTATATGGAAAAGCATGTATTCCGAATATCAAATCAAGTATGTTTATGAATTCAATATTTAGAAATATTAAAGAGAATAAGAATTTAGATGCTATGGAGGAAAGTGATGATGAAGAAGAATTTGAAAATATAAGTGATGATAAATTTAATTTAAATAAGACAATGTATATGGAATGTGTTTATAATAAAAAATTTAAAAAATGGCAACCACTAAAAGAAAGTCATCAGAGAAAAATGATTTGTTATTCACAGATTTCTTTTTTAGAAAAAATATAATCAATATATATATAATGTCTTATTGCGGTTCAAATGATCAATGTAATTCTTTTACAGATCCCAATATTGCTGGCAATGTTATAATTGGAGCTGCATGTGGAAATAGAAATATTTCATGTCCTCGTGTAGCAACTGCGATTAATGGACCATGTGCAGATCTACCTTATCAAACAGGTGGTTCTTGTGGATGTCAAAATGGAGGTAAAACAAACAAACGCAAATCTAAAAAAAGTAAATCAAGAAAAGGTAAGAAAACACATAAACGCCGAAGTCGTAATCATCATAAAGGTGGTGCATATGGAGTACCATTAGGATCTAAACCAATTGCTATGAAAGACGGTTATCCACCAATTTCATATGTAAATACATGTAGTAAACAAGTATCTCCTGAAAAACGAGGAGCAGATACACCAGCAAAACCTATGTCTGGAGGAACAGCGCCTATTGTTAGTGCTGTTGCATCTCCTAATGATCTTCCTATTTATGGATTCGCGAAAGAAACTTCAAAAGAATTAATAGCAGACTTAAAAGGTAGTTATTTTCCTATTAATATTAGCAAACGACCAGTATGCAGTGGTGGTGCTCGCAAACACGTATGTCATAAAATCAGTGATATTAAAACATATGCACAAGTTAAAGCATTTTGGAAATCTATTTGCCCTAGTGCGGTTATGATTTATATTCAGCATCTTAAAAAATTAGAAAAAACACATAGTAAAGATATTCTTAATCTTATTAAAAAATATACAAAAGCTTTTTGTTTAGAAGTAGAAGCTTTAAAATCAAGCAATAAAAATAAAATCCGTAAAAATGTTCAGGTTATGAGAAATATCTTTAAAACTATTAAACGAGACTTAAAACGAATTGGTGTTAAAGCCGATGTTGCACATAAATTGGTTCAAGATAGACACATTAATGCAGTCACAGATTACTTAAAAACGTTAAGACATACATTAAAAAATAAGCGAGGTGGATATTATACATGTGTGACAGGAGGTTTGAAATGCGGTGGGAAAAAAGGTGGACAAAAAGGTGGATATTATCAATATAATTCAAATGTACCTAGTAGTCCAGGATATTCTGCACCGGTAGCGGTTAGTAAATATTTAAGTGCAATGGCAAATCCAGTAACACGTGAACGTATTAATGTGAATGCGAGAGGTAGTTGTGTAGATAATTATAATCATTATACTAATAAAGGGTTTGCTTCACCTGTATTAGATAAAGCAGCTCCTGTAAGTAAAACAAACTAATCTTCTATGAGACATATTTTATTCAAAAACTTACTGTTATCATCTTTAAAATCGCCATGAGTAGAATTTTTATTTTTAGATTTAGCGTTTTTCTTCTTATCATCCCAAATTGTTTCCCATATATTATTTTTATAATCGGCTGAATAAATAATTTTATAGTTATTTTTCATATAAAATTTTTTTCTTTTCATCCATTGTTTTCTGAATATGACATGAGGGTCAATAATGTCCATCACAAGTGGATGTTTATTATTTTTATCTCTTAATATTCGTCCAACCGCTTGAGTAACATCTGTTTTAGGTGTAGCCATAATAAGTGTAGTGAGTGTTTTAATATCAAGAGCTTCTTCAGCCATAGCATAAGTCGCAACAATAACCTGTTTTGATTCACTGGCTTTTAAATCTTTTTCTTTCATTCCACCTAAATAATATCCTACTGTTGCGATTTTACGATGTTCAATAGCATCATATAGATACATAAGTAAATTTCTATTATGAGCAAGTATCATGATTTGAATAGTTTGATCATCTTTGTTAGCCTGTTTTAATGTATTTTGAAGTATAGATAATATAAATTCACGGCGTGGATTAAATTCACATAATTTACTAATCATAAGAGCATAATGGGTTTGTCCCTTGAAATTATATACGGTTTCATTAAAGAATTCATCATTAACATTGTATTCAATTCCTTGTACAATAACAGGATGTTCATTTACACGCTTTTTACTAACTACAATATCTCCTAAAAATAATTTAAATACTTTTGTAAGACCATCTTTACGGTTCATAGTAGCAGAAAGACCGAGCATATATTGAGTAACAACTTTAAATAGTGCATTACTAAAGACTTCTGCACTAATATGATGTGTTTCATCAATAATAGTAAAACCGAAATCGTCAAATAATGAAGATGGATATTCTTTCATTGAGAGGGATTGAAGCATACCAATGACAATATCTTTATTTTCAGTATCAATAGTTTGTCCTTGTATTTTTCCAATATTAGCATCAGGTAAGAATTGTGTTATTCTCTCAACCCATTGATTTAATAAGAATTCTTTATGTACAATAATTAATGTTTTTTTTTTAAGTTTAGAAATAATGTTAAGAGCTACAACTGTTTTTCCATATCCACAATAAAGATCTAGAAGACCACAACCACAACCATGATTATTTACATGATTTAAGTATTGTTCAACAACGGGAACCTGATGAGGATATAATTGAGATGTAAATGTAAGTTTGATATCTTTGCTGGAATTTATTTTGCTTTCTTTAGGTATTCCAAATTCATTAATACCATAAAAACGAGGAACATAAAGTTTATTTTTAGATTCTCTATAGATAGGGAAGGGTTTTGCTTCACCAATAGATGATTTAGGGATAAATGCTTTAACTGTGAGGTCTTTTTTTATTTTAGTCAGTTGTTTCTGTGTTAAATTATTTTTATGAATAGAATAACCTTTTTTTCCTAAATATGAGTTTTCCATCTTGAATAATAAAAATAAGTTCTATTTAAAATTTTTTATCAATTTATTAAATAAAAATATTAACTTATGATATATGGAATGTTTACTTAAAAACATAAGAAAAGAAGTGCGACTTACACCTCATAATGTATTAATAGTTTTACTTGTATTATTTGTAGTTACTGATACTAAAATTCCTAAAGAATTAGCGACTCTTATTGATACACCGATTGGTAAAGGTATTGTTATTGTTTTAGCGATAATGTTATTTTTACAACATAATATTGCTGGTGCAGTTGCTTTAGTAGCAGCTTATGAATTAATCCGCCGATCACAAGGTTCAAGTGATAGTGGTTTAGTAAAGAAATATGTTCCTTCTGAAAATAACAAAATGAGAAATTTAACAGCGATGAATCAGTTTCCTCCTACTTTAGAAGAGGAAGTGGTTGCTAATATGGTTCCTTATGTTAATGATGGAGATATTCCCGAATCTAACTTCAAACCTATTTTAGAAGATTTACATCAAGCAACAAACATTTAAATAAATTTTAATATAGATGAATTATGTTAAAATTTATTTTTTAATGACATTTTTAATCATAAATTTAGAAAGATGAATAAGAGCAAAGGCACTAATCGCACCGATTAAAATACTAAAATATGGACTTTTAAGAACTTTAGAAAATAAATCATCGGTAATTTCTTGATTAATAGCATCTACATCAATAATATTTTTTTCTTTAATAATGACATTACCTTCAGAATTGACGGGTTGACAATCAATATATATTTCTTCTTTAGTTATTTTACTCATTATTATATTATAGAATAAAAAAAATCATCATAGTAATATATATATAGATTATGCCTATTACAAAAAAGAGACTACATGGTATTAAAAAAAAGAATAATCAGAGTCATAAGAAAAAAAGTATGAGCAGACGAGATAAAAGACAACATACACGTAAGCAGCGTAAAAGTATTCATTTGAGAAATAAATCTCTTAAAGGAGGAGATCAAAAACGTAAAAAAGCAGCAGCGGCACGAAAACAAAAAGCTAAATCTGATAGACAACAATCTAAAAAACAAAAAAAAATTAAAGATAAGAAAGATAAGAAAGCTAAGGAAGCTAAGGAAGTAGTAGCACGTAAACAAGTAAAAACGCCATCAACATTAGCTTTACCAGCACCAAAACCAACTCTTACTACAAAACCTATTGTATCAAGTAATAAATTAGAAAAAAGTATAGTTCCAATTAAAGCTAAGGATGTAAAAATGGTAACTGGTCCACCTTTACCAAAACGACCAACTTCTACTGGTCCTTCAAAACCAAAATCCAAACCAACTTCTACCGGTCCTTCAAAACCAGAATCCAAACCAACTTCACAAACATTAAAAAACTTTTGTAATGATTTTAAATGTGATAAGGATGAGACAGCAAAGAAATGTCGTGATCGTAATCAACTTAAAGGTCCATATAGACATCCAGATAAGGGTGGAAATACAGAAGATAATAAGAAATTAAATACTGCATATAAAAATTTAAAAGAAGAACAAAAAGAAAAATGTCCAATTTCACAAAAAGCACCAAAACCAACAACACCAAAACCAACAACACCAAAACCAACAACACCAAAACCAACAACACCAAAACCAACGACACTAGCACTTACTGCATCTAAGCCACCAAGTCCGCCAGGACCAGCACCAAAACCCGGACAACTTAAGACAGTATCAACACCAATAAAATCTTTTAAAGTATTACCTGAGTTTTATCCATTTAACAACAAATCTTTTGTTAGTGTGTATAAAGCTTGGTATATTAGAAATTATAGAGGGAAACCATTAAAACTTTTAAATGATAAATTAACACGAAAAGATTTTGAAAATAATTATACACGATGGTTTTCACGAGTATCTTTAAAGGATCCAAAATATAAAAATTTATCAACACCATCAAAACAAGTTATAATGAAAAATACAAAAACAATATCAGACTATGAAAAAGAAATTGAAAAATTAAAAAAAATAACACCTAAACCAGGTCCTACTATATCAAAAAAACCAGTAACTCCAAAAACTACATCTACACCAAGATCTCTTACTGAAAAAGAAAAAGAAATTGAAAAATTAAAAAAAGTAACAGATAAATCAGTTCATACTATACCAAAAAAACCAGTAACTAAACGACGACCACCACCAGCAACTCCTGTGAGAAAAGAAGAAGAAAAACAACCATCAAGACCGGTACAAAAGAAACAACCCTCAAAGATTCCACCACCACCAGGACCAGCACCAAATTTATTTCACCCATCAGAACGCAAACAACCCTCAAAGATTCCACCAACTCCACCAACAAATGGTGATAAAGCGCCCGCACCATCATTTCCAGTTAAAATAACATCTAAGCCACTCAAAGTGTCATCTGATAATAAAACAATTAGTATTGTTATTGATGTAGAATTACCACGAGAAGCACAAGCAAATACACTTGTTAATACAGGAAATACAGTAGAAGAACAAATGGCGATTTCTGCTAGTGGAAAACAATAAACATAAATACGCGTTGTTCTAAATTATATAATTACTAATAAAAAATTATATAATTACGTAAAAGGAATATATTGAGGATAATTAGAGTCATAAATAGTGGCTTTAAATGCATCATTATATCCTACAACATAAACGGTATCGCCGCTAAATATATCATCACAACCATATTCACTAGTACAACTCTTACCTTTATTACTAACAGGTAATTTAATATGAGAATTTTTGTCACTCATAGTATAAAATTGCCATTTATCCCTATTTGAATAAATAGGACGACCTAATAATGGTAAAATTGTTTCGGGACCGCTAATACGAGTAAGAATACCTAGTTGTTTAAAGTTAGTATCAATACCTCGTGTATTAATATTAATAGGAATAGCGTTTGATGGAATATTTATTCTTGTGGGTAAGAATTGATTTTCTTTAAAAGGAGCACTATAAGGATTTAATAATATATCATCAGCTATATTTGAAAAACTATAACTAGGGGAAGGAAATAATCCCATATTTCTCTCTCTTTTTGGAGCTATACTAGTGTTATTAGTATGTTTTGATAATTTTTCTTTAATAATAATAACATTAGGATTACGAACTGCATAATAAGCTAATATTCCTAAAGTGACAATTCCTATAAGAAATAGTGTTGTATTATTAATACAAATAACACCCGGAGCACATTTCATTTTTTTAGTCATATATATATTACATTTATTTTTTACCAGTTAAGTTGGAGAATAAATCAGTAAGAGAACTCATATCAGGTAAGTTTAAATTATCTAATGTTTTTTTAGCATCAGATAGAACGGGAGCCATACTATTGAGAGAAAAGATAAGGTCTTTTTGTTGAGTAATAAGTTTTTTAGTTTCGTCTGAAAGTCCTTTAATGCCATCATCACCGAGCATATTATGAAGGTTATCGTAGGCTTGTTCTAATGTTGAAGCATAATCAATGCGTTTACCGGTAGTAGTATCTTCACCATCTTGAACATCGTCTGTTTCTTCAACTTTGACATCTACTTTTTTACTGGTAATAACGGTAGGATGTAATTCTTTTTTATTTCCAATAAATTCTTCTTTTGTATCCTCATCATCGTTTGTTTCTTTCTTGTCTTTCTTGTCTTTCTTTCCTTTCTTGTCTTTTTTTCCATTTTTCATACCTTCACGGATGAGTTTGCTTGATAATAAAATGTGTGTTACAACAATTGAAGATATAAAGATAACAGACATATTATTATTGAATTTGCTTGTAATAAGCGCAGTTCCTAAAAAGACAATAAGTGATTCATAATCTTTGTTATTTAAATAACCGAGAACATTGACAATAGCTAAAGCAAATAAAATGTATAAAACATATTGATTTTTTAATAGTTCTCTAACTTGTTTCGTTATCATCATCTATATATATAATTTAATAAAAAAAAATGGTTAAATAGATATTAATATATAGTATTAGTAATATTTTAATCATGGGGTTAGAATTAGCAATTTGTGAATTATATCATCCTTATATTCATGGTTATGATAATAACAATAATAATATATATGGTCATTATTTGATTAATGAAACTTATTCATCAGAAGAATTTTATAATAATGAACAAGACGAATTATTAGATATTATTAAAGAAGGTTATGAAACGCGATTTCCTAATGTTAAAATCAATAATAGTGAATTATCTCATCCTTTTATAAATAATTATTGGTCTATTGTAAAGAAAGATAATCATGTATTGGATATAGTTCAAAAGATTGAAAAGGATACAGGTGAAACATTGGCTATAAAAAAAACTTTTTGGTTAAAAATATTTCAACGTCGTTGGCGAAATATTCTTAAAGAGAGACAACATATTATAAATATGAGAAAGTGTCCTAAAGCCATTACTTATCGACAAATTTATGGAGATTGGCCTGAATATTGTCGTATTATGAAATAAGTATAAATTTATTTGTATAAATTTATTTGTACTTTTTTACTTTTTTAGTTGTTTTCTTATTGGATTTTTTAGATACTTTAGATTTTTTAGATTTTTTAATAGTTGCTTTTTTGCCATAAATATATCCGCCTTTTTTTGTGTTTTTTTTTGATTTACTACCACCTTCTGTTTGTATGTCTTCAGACTGTGTAGTTTTTGGTGTTGATTCTTGTGTTGATTCTTGTTCTGTTGATTGTTCTGATGTCATAGATGAAGGAGGTGTTGGTAAAGTAGATGGTGACGGTCCTAGTCGTGATGTCATATATGAAGGAGGTCTTTGTAAAGTAGATGGAAGTGGACCAGTTGGTAAAGTAGATGGTGACGGTCCTAGTCGTGATGTCATAGATGAAGGAGGTCTTTGTAAAGTAGATGGAAGTGGACCAGTTGGTAAATTAAATGGAACGAAAGGTCTTGGTGCTGGAGTAGTAGAAATACTAGGTAATGTTGAACTTGGTGTTTCAGATACAGTTGGTTCTTCATTATCTTGAGTTTCAGATGAAGAAAGTACAGGAACTTCAGGACCTTCCATACTTCCAGTTAAATCTTCTAAATTACTTATCTCTCTTGTTAATGATTGTAATTCATTATTAACATTACGCTGTGAATTATCTAAAACAGATTTGAATTCTTTAAGATTATTAATAAGTTCAGTATTATTACCTAACTTACTAGTTAATTTATCAAGGTCGGGAAATCGTTCTAGTTGTTCTTCTAATTGATCATTAAGGTTTTGAATATTTACACTTACACTTTTTAATGATCTTACACGGTTTTGAATATCATTACTTATAGATTTGATGAAGTTACTATATTTATTATCTGTTAATTCAGTAGCCAATGATTTTAAATTAGTAATTTGATCAATAATATTTTCAATACTATTTTCACTCATATATATTAATCTAATATTTTTAATCATTAGTCATCATCCTTTATAATTTCATCTAATTCTTTTTTTATTTGTTTGATTTTTTTTGTAATAGTACGTTGTTCATGTTTAGTTTGTCTAACTTTTTGTTCTGTTAATCCAGCTTCTTCCATACTTTTTTCTAAATATTTTAAAATAAATTCTAATTGATTAATTTGTTGTTGTTTTTGGTCTTTTATATAATTATAATATTGCTCATAATCATCATGCACCATTTCTAAAAAGTTATTTTCTTTCTTTGTTTTTTTAATTTCCAGTCGTTTATATTGTAAATATTTATTTATTTTTTCTATTTCTGACTGAATTTGGTTTAATAATAAATCTTTTTCAGATATTTCCATTTATTTATATTATATAAATAAAATAATATAAAAATCTTAACAAATATTATTTAGGATGTCTAAACAAGGAATTACTGATATTTTGTTAACAGAAAACCCCAATCGTTATGTTATGTTTCCAGTGCAAGATGATGATATTTGGAAAATGTATAAAAAACAAATGGATTGCTTTTGGCGAGCCGAGGAGATAGACCTTTCAAAGGATGAACTGGATTGGGCAAAACTAACTGATAATGAGAAGTATTTTATTAAAATGATATTAGCTTTTTTTGCTGCGAGCGATGGAATTGTAGTAGAGAATTTAGGTATGCGATTTATGAGCGAAGTTCAATTACCCGAAGCAAGAGCATTTTATGGGTTTCAAATTATGATGGAGAATATTCACAGTGAGACATATTCGCTATTGATTGACTCATATATTAAAAAGGAAGATGAAAAACAAGAATGTTTAAAAGCGATTGATAACTTTCCTTGCATAAAGAGAAAGGCAGATTGGGCAATAAAATGGATTAATGATAAACGTAGTTCATTTGCGACACGATTAGTTGCTTTTGCCTGTGTAGAAGGTATATTTTTCAGTGGTTCTTTTTGTGCTATTTTTTGGCTTAAAAAACGAGGATTAATGCCTGGATTAACATTTAGCAATGAGTTAATTTCACGTGATGAAGGTATGCATACTGATTTTGCTGTTCTTTTATATTCAAAATTACAAAAGAAAATTAATAAGAATCGTATAATAGAAATTGTAAAAAATGCAGTAGAAATTGAGAAAGAATTTATTTGTGAAGCACTTCCATGTCGTTTAATCGGTATGAATAGTGAATTAATGAAACAATATATTGAATTTGTTGCTGATCGTTTAATAGTTCAATTAGGTTATGAAAAAATCTTTAATGTACCCAATCCTTTTGATTTTATGGAACTTATCTCTCTAGATGGAAAAACCAATTTCTTTGAAAAACGACAAAGTGAATATAGTCTTGCAAATAAAACTAAAACTGATGATATATTTGATTTTAATGCTGATTTCTAATTAGTTAACAATCGTTCAAAGCATGAAGGTCCTTCACGAATGAGCTGTGTTCCAATTTGAACAAGAGAAGCACCAACACTTAAATAGTCTTCAATATCCTTTTTTGTAGATATACCTCCACATCCTATGATCGGTAAAGTAGGTAATAAATTATGAAACGATTTAACATTTGAAAGACCAAAAGGTTTGGCAACACAACCTCCCATTCCGCCGATACCATCATTTGGTTCAATTACTTTTTCATGAAGTTCATTTAAGACGAGACCGTTAGGCATTCCATTTATAGAACATATATATTTAATAGGAAATATATTGATAATATTGCTCATTTCTTTAAGTTGCACTTGATCAAAATATGGAGGTAATTTAATACCAATTTTTAGTTTATTTGGATTATTAATAATAGTATGATTGTTTTTTCTTGAAAATAAGCGAGAGAAAAACATTAAACATTCAGACATATTATATCCTAAAATAGATTTGCCAATAATATTTGGACACGAAATATTTAGTTCAATAAAATCACAATATTGATTTCTCTCTATAGTTTTAATCATTTTGAATGTTTCATCAATATTTTTTACACCAATAGATATAATATAAGGTTTGTATTTAGTTATCTGTTTTCCAATATCATTGTAAAATATATAACCTTGATTAGCTAATCCTGTTGAATTAATAGAGAGAACATCATTACAAAACACACGAGGATGAGGATTTCCTTTATATGGTTCAAAAAGACATGATTTACTAACAATACCACCACATTGAGATTCTAATAAATCTGTTAATTCGTTTTCCGTTGTACACCAACAACCAGCGGAATTTAATAATCTATTGTGAAAAGTAATATCATATATTTTAATAGGTAATTTATATGTCATTCGTTATATATTAAATAATATAAATTTTAATATATAATAATGAATAAAGGATTAATATTAAAAGAACTACATAAGAATAATATCATTCAAGAAGGTGAATTTATTTTGAAAAATGGAGAGAAAAGTAATATCTATATAGATATGAGGTCTATTATTTCATATCCATTTTGTTTCTCTCTAATTATTGAATATATGAGTCAAATAATAGAAGATAATTTTGGAGAATCAAGTAAAGAATTATCTTTATGTGGTGTTCCTTATGGAGCATTACCATTAGCCACAGGTATTTCTTTGAAAAGAACGATGAACCATATTATGTTAAGAAAAGAGAGAAAATTACATGGATTACAAAAATTAGTAGAAGGATATACGAAAAATAAAAAACTTATTCTTATAGAGGATGTAGTAACAACAGGTTCAAGTATTAAAGATGCATGCCATGCATTAGAAAATGAAGGATTTGAGATTGTATGTGTTATATGTGTTTTATTGCGCAATAAAGAAATAGAAACTACATTGGGATATCCAATAAAAACGGTATTCTATTATGAAGAGCTAGTAAACTCTATCAACCTTGAAGTAGAACTTTATTATTCTTTTAATTTCTCTCCAAAAATAAAAAAATGGAGAGAAAATATAGTCAAGAAAAAATCAAATATTGTTTTGGCTTATGATAAACACTTTAATGAATTACTACCATTATTACATAAAATAAAGAATTATATAGTTGGTTTGAAAATTCATAGTGAAATATTATGTATGACTGATTATCAAGAGAGTGAATTGATAAACTTTTGTTATTATAATGATATATTCTTATGGGAGGATAGAAAAATGAATGATATTGCAAATACAATACAAGAACAAGTAAAAAAATATGAATTAAAACGTGATTTTCTCTCTATTTGTCCAACATCAGGACCTCATAGTTTAAACATTGATACTAAATTAGGATTATTTGTATTAACAGAGATGTCCAGTAAGGGAAATTTATTTAATCCAATGATAAGTGCGTCTATTTTATCTTTTATTGAGAGAAATCCTAAACATATTTGTGGAATTATTGTTCAAAATGAACTCTTATTTAAGTCTACTCCCTTTCTCTCTATTAAACCAGGAATTCATAGTGAAATAAAAGAAGATACAAAAGGACAACAATATACAACAATTGATTCTATGAGACTAAAACCTGACTTACTTGTTGTAGGTCGTGCAATTACTAATATTAGCAATCCTATTGATTTTTTCAAAGCTTTAGGAAAAAATTATTTATAAAAAAATAACTTAAGAAAAAATTATATTTATTTATAAAAATGGAAGCCACAACTTGTTCAACCATCGCGATTGATACAAATGACCGTCCTTATTGTAGTAAATTAAACGTAAACTCATGTGAATTTAATAAAGTAGTCAATAAATTACGTGATTTTTTCAGAAGTAAAAATTTCGTAGAAGTGCATGCACAGAACCGACTTAGTATTCTTGCTGCATGCGAAGACCCCTTTACAGTTGCTTCATTTGAGTATGCTGGTCAGAAATGGCCTTTACCACAAACAGGACAAATGTGGCTTGAATATGAAATGTTAAAAGACCCAACACCTCCAGGATATTTTTGTATTTCAACAAGTTATCGTAATGAACCAAGTCCCGTTGCTGGACGCCATGATTTAATTTTTCCTCTTTTTGAGTTTGAAATGAAAGGAGATATGGAAGAATTAATTCAGTTAGAAAAGGAACTTCTTTTATGGTTAGGATATGATGCAAGAAAATTTATACGAGGAAAATATACAGATCTTGCAAAAGAGTATGATGTTAAAGAATTAGATCATGATGAAGAAATGCGACTCTATAAAGAAAAGACCCCAACATATTTCCTTACTGATTTCCCCGAATTTACTAGTCCATTTTGGAATATGAAACGAAATGAAAATGATAACGAAACATCCAAAAAAGTAGATGTTATTATTAGTGGTATGGAAACGATTGGTTCAGCTGAACGTGAAAGTGATAAGAAAATTATGTTAGAACGTTTTAAAACTATTAGTGATGGTGGTTATCAACAGAAAATCTTTGATTTATTTGGAGAGAAACGAACCATGGAAGAAATGGATGATTATCTTAACTTTGATTTTTTTACACGTTCCGGAGGTGGTATCGGTGTTACTCGTCTTATTCGTAGCATGAAATTAGAAGGACTTTTATAATCCATAAACCATAAACCATAATCCATAAACCATAATCCATAAACCATAAACCATAAACCATAATCCATAATCCATAATCCATTATCCATTAACCATCAAATAATAATTATATAAATTATTATTTATAATTCATATAATTTACATTCTAATATTAGGATAATGATCGTTAAACCATTCAATGGTTGTTTTTAATCCATCAGTTAAAGAAGTAAATTTAAAACAGGGATATAAAGATTTAAAATACTTATTTGTCACAGTTTTTCTTAAACATCCATCTGATTTGGAAGTATCAAATGATATTTTCTCTCTTTTTAATCCAATAAAATGTGCAATTAGAAAAGCAACATCTTTAATAGTAACTTCATCATTACAACAAATAATGGAACATTTTTCTTCCTTTATAGATTGAGAAGGATAACTGGCTAAGAGTTCAAGAATAATTTCAGCAAAATCATCAACATATAAAAATTGTCTTAAAGGTATACCTGTTCCATATATTTTAAATAATCTTTCTTGTTGAATATCTTCATTTACAGAATTATACATTCTATGAATTAATTCAGGAATAACATGAGCATCACCTAATTTAAAATTATCAGATGGACCATAAAGATTAACAGGTATAACACAAATATATTCACGACCATATTGTTTATTATAATTTCTACACTGTACTTCAAGGAGACGCTTTGAATAAGCATATCCTTCATTAGAAGAATGAGGAGGAGATTCATGTAACATAGTTTCATCCATAGGAAAGCATGTAGGTTCATGTGGAAATACACACGAAGAAAGACAAAATATACCTCGTTGAATATTAAAATGATGACAAGCAGCAAGAACATTTTCATTGATTTTTACATTATCACTTAGCATTTCTACATTCATTCGCATATTTTTATAAAGACCACCAACATTCGCGGCTAAATGAATAATATATTGAAATGAATAAGTAGCAAAGAAAGAAAAAACTTGTTTTATATCTGTTAAATCACAATCTTTACTAGAAATAAATATATATTCATCATTATTATCATCATCATTATAGATAAGTTTTTGAATACTACTACCAACAAGTCCAGAACCACCAGTAACAAGTATTTTCATTATTTATAATAATATTTAATTATATATTTATATTATTATTATTATTTACATTAAAATATTAGTAATGGAATTATGGAATTATGGAATTAATAGGTCATCTTGTCCTCCACCAAATTTCTTTATAACTGTTGAATAATTTAATTCATTTATACAATAATTTTCTAAATTAAATTTACTATTTTCAATATATTGAGGATATGAAACACACACATTATTAAATAAATATTTACCATATTTTTCATTATTTTCGTATAAAATAACTGGTCTATTTTCTTTTATAGTATTAATAGCTTTTGAAAATATAAAGTTTTCAGAACCTTGTGCATCACAATGGATAAAACCAATATTTTTATGTTCCATATTATCATCAATAGTTATCATATTAACTTCTTCACCATATTTTCCAAGACATATACCTCCAAAATTACAAGGTTTATTTATTTCTTCATTGTATCTTTTTATTACTATACCTCCTCCACCATCTAAATCAATACAGTTCATTGTTCCTTTTATTTGATCACAAAAAACTGCATAATTATAAGGAATTACTTTATTTTGTAAATTATTTTGAAAAATATTAAATTGTAGTAAGTCATACATTTTTTTTTGAGGTTCATAAACATAAATTTTATTATCATTGTTTAAAAAACTAGCATATACTAAAGATGATGTGCCACAATGACCTCCAATTTCTAAAATATTTTTATTAGGATCTATATATTCTTTAACTGCTAATAGATTATTAATATCCCAGTACCCATTGTCTTTTATAAAAGGTTGAGATATATATATATTTCATTTTGATATAAAGTAACCTTACCATATTTTGTATCAAACGTATTCATATAAGTATATTAATAGTAATATATTTATATTAATTTAATTACTTTGATTTATATATAAAAATATCATCGTTTGCTAATTTAATACGCGCATTTAATTTTTTTTTTGCATTTAAATGAAAATATCTATGTTCACAATCTGAATGTATCATCATTGTTTTTTTAGAAAAAGGTAATAAATTAATAGATTCTTTTAATTCATCTTTATCAAATAAAGATAAATCCATTAAATAATGATAATGACTTTTTAAAAAAATATTAGTTTTATAAATAGCAAATCCACAAAAAGCAGAATGAACATCTAATAATTCTTTTTGTGATATATTATTAATATTTTTGTAAAAATTTTCCTTTATTTTTGTAAATATAGTTTCTCTTTGCAAAAGATTAAAAGTACTATCTCTAATACAATGCCAACAACTAGTTATATAAGGTTTTAATGATAATGCCCAGATATCATAATAATTTTTTCTATTAAATGAAATAGCATCCCATTCATTGTCTTTATTTAAATAATGTTTTATTTTTTCTATATCAAATGTTTCAATATTTTCAGTACAGGAATAATTAGCATCCATCATTATAAAATAATGATAATTATTACAATATTTACGTATATATTCAAGTATTGTATTTCTAGCATTACAAATATGAATTACTCTTTGTTCTATTTGAATATTAATATCATGAAGTTCATTACAACTTTCTAATAATTTTATATTTAGATTATTATTATCTTTAATAAAATTATTAATAAGTTCAATAGAATTATCTGTATTTAATGTAATATTATCATAAACAAATATTATTTGATATTTATTAAAACATTTTTTTAATGTAATTAAATGTTTAAAAAATTTTTCTAAATATATACTATTATTTTTTATTGGTATTCCTATAATACAATCTTTCATTATTTATTTATTTTTGAAATATTTATATCATAATAATTTAAATATTAAATATTAATTATATTAATTAACATAATGAAATTAGCATTTATTACTGGAATTACCGGACAAGATGGTTCTTATTTGGCAGAACTATTACTGAAAAAGAATTATAAAGTTTATGGTATTGTAAGACGAACATCCCTTTTATATTCACATTCACGAATAGACCATATTCGTAATAAAATTAATTTAGAATATGGAGATATGAGTGATGGTTCATCATTAACAAATTATATTACAAAAATAGTATATGATAATAAAGATTTTGAGGTTTTTGAAATTTATAATTTGGCAGCACAAAGTCACGTAAAGATATCATTTGAAATTCCCGAATATACTTCAATAATTGATGGTATCGGCACATTAAAATTATTAGAGGCTATTCGTACATTTCCAAAAGAGATTATGAATAAAATACGTTTTTATCAAGCAGGAACAAGTGAAATGTATGGAAAAGTATTAGAAACACCACAAAGTGAAACAACTCCTTTTAATCCACAATCTCCATACGCATGTGCCAAATTATATAGTCATTTTCTAGTTAAGAATTATAGAGATGGTTACGGTATGTATGCTTGTAATGGTATACTATTTAATCATGAAAGTCCAAGAAGAGGAGAGAACTTTTTAACTATGAAAGTTGTCAATGCTGTAAAAGATATTGCAAATAACAAAAAAGAATTTATCCAATTAGGAAATCTTAATAGTAAAAGGGATTGGGGACATTCAAAAGATTATGTCTATGGTATGTGGCTTATGCTTCAACAAGATGAACCAGATGATTATGTATTAGCTACAGGAGAGACATATACAGTAAAAGAATTTGTAAAGAAAGCATTTGCATATATGGGATATACAATATCATGGAAAGGTGAACACGAAAATGAATTAGGTATTGATCAATATGGTATTACAAGAGTAAAAATAAATCCTAAATATTACAGACCATGTGAAGTAGATTTATTGTTGGGAAATCCATCTAAAGCACAAAATAAATTAGGTTGGAAACGAGAATATGAAACATTAAATAGTTTAATAGCCGATATGTTTTCATAATCCAATTGTATGAAATTAATAATATTATTTATTTCTATATTTTTCAATCATTTTTGAGAGACCTTCTTCTAATGAAATCTTGGGTTCCCAATTTAAAATACTTTTTGCCAATGAAGTATCTGGGCATCTACGCAATGGATCATCTTTTGGTAAATCACAATATATTAATTTTGATTTACTATTTGTTAATTTAATAATAATATCTACTAATTGTTTAATGGTAATTTCATGTGGATTACCAAGATTAATAGGTGAATGATATATTTCATTCTGATTAGGTTGATTCATTAATTTAATGAGTCCTTGAACTAAGTCATCAACATAACAAAAACTACGAGTTTGAGAGCCATCTCCATATATTGTAATATCCTCATTATTTAATGATTGTCTTATAAAATTACTAACTACTCTTCCATCAAGAGGATTCAGATTTGGTCCATATGTATTAAAAATACGGCAAATACGAATATCAATATTAAAAAGGTTTTTATATTCAGTAAATATAGTTTCAGAAATTCTTTTACCTTCATCATAACAACTACGAGGACCTATCGTATTAACATTGCCTCTGTAAGATTCAGATTGAGGACTTTCAGTTGGATCGCCATAAACCTCAGATGTTGACGTAAAAAGAATAGGACAATTACATTTTTTGGCAAATTCTAAAATATTATATGTACCAATTGTATTGGTTTGTAATGTAAATAATGGGTCCTTTTGATAAAATGATGGAGAGGCGGGACACGCAAGATGATAAATTTGGTCTATTTTTAAATTATCTTTAAAAATATAATAATTAATACTATCATATAAAAATGTTAACCTAGATGAATAAAAAGAGAGAAAATCTTTTATATTTTGTAATCTTCCAGAATATAAATTATCAATACAAAAAATATCATGATTTGTATTTTTTAAAAGATATTCAATAAGATGTGAACCAATAAATCCTGCTCCTCCTGTAATCAATATTTTCATTTTAATTATAATAAATATTTAATATTTAATATTATTATTTATTTATCATTAAATCATGCATATTCCAATCTTTTCTATAATTTTTTTTATTTTTATTAATAAATACATTCATATATTCAAGATATAATTTTAGAAAGTTTTCATCATTATAATTAGGAGCAATTTTATTTTTATTAAGCATATTATTATATTTTTCTTCATCATTCACCAATTCTTTAATCTTGTCAATATGATTATCTCCATAAGAAATGAAAACCTCTTTGTTTATATAACTATGTATATTTGGTGCTCCATCATATATTGGAATACTTTTTGAAAACAAAACATTAAATATTTTTTCTGTAACATAACCATCCGTTTTACTATTTTCAAATGCTATAATAAATTTATATTTATTATAAATATTTAATAATTCTAATGAATTATAACAACTTTTTTGCTTTACTTGTTCATTATACATAGTTAAATAATCTACTGGTCCTAGTTGAGAAAGTTCATTAACTAATATTATTTTATTTGTATTTAATAAATTTTGTGATGTAAATAAAGCGAATTTTTTATTTTTAAAAGACGTAGTAGTAACCTTATTTTTATAATATTCTTTAAATCTATTATAATGATATACATGAAAATATATAATAGGAATAGCAATAAATCTATTTGTAACTACTATTCTTGTAATGTCATTATAAATGTATATATTTATTAAGTTATTATTATAACGGTTATATACATTATAATGAGAATAATGTGTCCTTCCTACTGATAAATTTTCATTAACAATTAAAATATTTAATTGTCCAGTTTTTAAATATTTTTTATCATCTAATCCAATACCATTTATACATATATCACAGTTATTATTATTTGAAATTATATATTTATTATTTTCAAAAGGAAGAAAATAAGATATAAATTGGTCATATGTCATATGATGATATGCCGTTATTTCTTTTACAGCGAACATACAATTAAGTTTAACATTTAATTCGGTCATTTAATATACTAAATAAATATATTTTAAATGATATTTTTACCAATAACACCCTTTTTCAATTAATTCACTACCTTGGGGTTTTTCTTCTTCTTTGGGTCGCGACCAATATTCATTCATAAATATTCTTAATATATCACTGCGTTCTTTTAACCATCGTCCTCCATATATTCCAAAATACATTTGTAATACTCCTCCTACATAAATAGCACTTTTTCCCATATTATATATTTCATTACATACTAAATTACCATATCCTCCACATGATACTAATGCTATATCAAATTGGTCTTTAATGCTATCTATAAATTTAACCATATTTTCTAATTCTATGTTGAAGGGGCGACTTGGATTTGTACCTTGTGTTTGTGGTGGTTGTAATAAAACAAATTTACATTCTGGAAATAAATCTATTCCATAAATCTTCTCTCTAATTTCTATTTTTTCTTTAATTGAATAAACAAAGGGAGAGATAATGAGTAATCGTTTTCCTCTTAAAGTATGTGTCCACGGATTTGTATGAATAGAATGAAAAATATCCATTGTATAAGCCCATACTTTCTCTCTAGGGATTTTATTAACTATGAAATCATGGGATTGTGGAATAGCTTGATAAACAGGACCCCAAGGTTCCCAATCTAAATATAATTCTGAATTAAGAAAAGATTGACAATATGAACGTGAATAAGCTAAATATGTATTCATATCTGATATATGTATACCAGCATTACGCTTCATAGTTGGACATATTTTTTCATTTATTGTTTTTAATAAATTTTCAGGTATATTATTATTATTACTCATAATAACTTGCCCAATAAAGGCACAATCGTTTTCAATACCAGCAATTCTTGGTATAATAAATTTTTCATTGTTTTCTATTTTTCTTTTTAAATAGGTAATTAATTTATTATTTTCATTATTAAAATCATATCGTGTATAATTAATTGAACCTTTTTTGAATGTTCTGTCTTTTGGTGTCAATAATTCATCTATGTGAGAACTAGTTTGATTAGGAGGAAATACATAATAATGTGGTTTGTTAATTAAATCCTTATCAAAATTATAATTTCTAATATCCGACTTATGAATATGAAATGTTTTAATAAAAGAGGGATCATTAAATACTTTGTAACCTAATAATTTAAATATATAAATTACTTTATTATCACAACCAGGTTTACCAAAATTAAATCTAAATGATTTTGTTAATTGAGAGGATAATTTAAAGTTTGTATGGAACATCCAAGTATCTTGACTATCTGACCGAGGTCCAAATAACTTACTTCGTTTTGGATGTTCTTCATTATATTCATACCTTAATTGACAATATGCCGATTTTTCAAAATAAAGATTAGAATAATAAATATTTTTTAATGTTTCGTTTAAAAAAATGTCACTATTGGAAAAAATAATGTATCCAGATAATTTTTCATTATTTACAAAATTAAAAATATCAGAATACATAAGGCGTTTACCTATATTTACTTGAACGATTTTATCTAGATTTTTAAGCCCTAATTCTTTATTTGTATATATTCTTTCATTTAATAAATATATTTTTGTAATGTAGGGATTATTCACATTTTTACGAATACATTGAACAATCTCACGTTGTCGTTCTGCGATATGATGTATAAAAAATTGGTTAATAAGATATATATTATCTTCTTTGGGTTCTCTATTTTTAATAGTGGCTTCTGATAATTCAATACCAATCATAATTAATTAATTATAAAATTATATATTTATGTAATTATTAAATATATAATTATCTAGTATACATCTTCAAATGTATAATTAGATGGCAATATAATAGAGTAATAATAGAGTACTAATAGAGTACTAATAGAGTACTAATATTTAACTAGTATATTATTACATTAAAAAAGGACTATTTTTTTTTCGTTCTCTCCGTTTGCTTCTAATAGCCATATTAATTACATTATCTTTAAAAATAGGACTATCTTTTTCTTTTATAGGAACAAGAAAAGATTTAACATTTACCATAACAACATCTTCTTCTACTTCTTCACTATCATATTTAAGATTAGTAACTTTATGAAATCCATCATCTAAAATATTTTTATTTCGTTTATGATATTCATATACTGTTTTTTTAGACGTATCCTTATGATAACCATGAAATAAATACAACACATCTGTATGTAATATTTCTAAAAATTGTGAATAATCATATTTTCCTCCAGATACTTTATCCCACCTATCTTTTAATGTATTATCCTCATATCCCCAACTCCAAAAGTTTGGAAATCCCTTAGTTAATTCAAAATCAGCACCTTTAATAGCAAACATACCTCCTAATGCATATCTAAATCCATAAAAATGTTTAACAACACCTCTTACTGTATCATAATCAAAAATACCTTTTTTATATGGGATAGTATCAATATCATGAAAAATAAGAGTAATATCTTTATAATCACTGGGATATGTTTCTTTAACATATAGAAATCCAATGTTTTTATTAGCACCTCGGTTAAATTGTCTCTTATCGTCTTGATGAACAAAAAGGAATTTAAATGTGCCTTTTTCATCTTCAAGAATATGTTTCATATAATAAATAAAAAGTGTTTTATCTGGTATACGATCACGATAAGGAATAATAAATATTTTTTTAGGTATATTACTCATTTATATCATGCCTAAATAAATAAAAAAATAGTTTTATACATAATTAAATTTATAAATTAAGATGCTTCTACATATTTATTTAAAATCTTTGAAGGAATTAATTCTGTTCTTAATTGATTTAATTTTTTATAACATTTGTTAATCGTAACTTCACTAATTTCACTAATTTTTGTCACATCTTTTTTGGAAATATTCAAATGACAAAGATCAGAAATAAAGTAAATAATACCCGATGCTACAGAATGAGGCGTATTTTCTGGAACTAAATTATTTTTATCAATTTTCATAGCAACAAACTGACATAACTTTGTTATTTCATTATTCATATTGAGTTTGCTACAATAACGATCAATAAAATCAATTGGACTTGTCTTACAAAGATGTGTTTTATCATCATTGTCTTTTTCAATTTGATTTAATATTGACATAGCATTTTTACATCCCTTAGTAGCACTTGTATTGTCTAAATGAAATATAGCCGCTAATTCTTTTGCTGTTCGTGGATAATTATTAATACGACAAGCTAAATAAATAGAAGCTGCAATTATACCATCTCTATTTAATCCTCTAAACGTCTTTTCTGTAGAAATATCTTTATGATAACGTAAAGCGGAATCTACGATTAATTTTGGTATCCCAGAATTGCGTGCCATAACCTTAATAATTTCAAATTCATCATATCGTGCTTTTTCTTTATAAGGCATAGAAAACCACTCGGTATATCGTCGTATTTTTCTCATTTCATAACTTGCACCGGAATAACAAGAAACACTGCATCCATAAGAAGATTCTTTAAGTAATGGATTTATAGGCATTCCACATCGTGTAGGGTCCGAGTGTTTATTATCATTTGCACCATAATAACGCCATTCTGCACTTTCATCTAATTTATCGGTATAAATAATACCACATTTTTCTGAACAACATGTAAGAAATCCTTCTTCATTATAAAATAATGCTGATTGACATAATTCACATGATTCATGATTTTTAGTAGATTGATATAAGCATTCAATTTTTGTCTTATTTGATATTTCATCATCAAAAGCATTCCATAACTTTTTATTGGATTGTTTATTTTTATTTTTCTTTGTAAACTTGGTTTCATTAAATTTCTTCATTGGGTTAAATAATAGTATATTTTAATAATTAAAATCAATTTTATAATATAATAATAATATAATATGGGAAATACTGAATCTATTGACGCATCACCAAAGCATTTACAGCAAATGATAGATACAGTGGCAACAAAATATATTTTAACACAAAATTTCAAAGATATGATTAATTTAGATAATAATGAATATTGTAATAAATTAGTAATTTTAACATCAAACATATTGAATAGTCATTTTACAGATATGGAAGTAAAATATCTTGCACAACGTATGAAAAAAGGAGTAATTATAGATAAAATGACGGAAGATAAAGTGGTGTATTTTGATAAAGACCAAGTAGGTAAATTAGATGTTAAACGAGAATTTATGAAAAAGCGATTATGTATTGGTATTGCTAAATTTTACATAAAAATTGGTCAATTATTTGCAGCAATTGTTAAAACAGTTAATCCTGTATATACGTATAGAAATGCCAATAATGAAATAATAAAAATCCCTCTTTTAAAGAAGGATTTAATTCCTCCTAATGTTGAAGCAAAAGTAAAGCGCATGAATTTATGTTCTCGTAGAATAAGTACATTAATGATTGAACAAAAAAACTTGAATAAGCAATCAGATGATAATGATAATAATAATGATGATAATAATGATAATAATAATAATAATAATAATAATAATAAGAATAAATTAACATTAAAACCTCATTTTTGTATCATGAATATGTCTAAAACAGGATTTCCTCTAACATTACAAGATGAAGAAGGTATCCCTGAACTTAAACAATTATATATTGATGAATATGATTACAAAATAGGTAAATTTACTGGAATGTCTGAAGCATCTAAAAAACAATATCAATATGATTTAGAATTGTTTTATACCACATTTACAGGTAAAACATCTATGCCTGATACCATACAAAATTTTAGTGATATTCCATTAATAGAATTTCATAATTCTAAAGATTGTAAACCAGGAAGTATATTTAATAAGGTCTATACTATTGAGTCATCAAACCAAATATATAAATTATATGCAAAACATCTTGCTTCCATGATTAAAAATACTCAAGAAAATCAAGATAAGCTTATGTCTATCATTGATGAATTATTTGTATTTAAAATAAATCCTAAAACTAATGAAAAAGAAGTTACAATTCATCCTAAACTAACAGATAAATCTCTTAAAAATATTGCAGTGACTACCCGTAAGTTAATAACTAATATATATATTCAATGTGAAAAGGATTTTCGTAAAGGTCTTGAAATTTTTGAAACCTTAGTAGAAAATCAGATAAAAAAGAATGCTATGCAAAAAATAAAAAATTTAGAAGAGCAGGTTGAAAAAACATTAACACGTTGAATAATATAAAATTGAAATACTATATGAAATAATATATTATTAATACCAAGTAATTTATAACTTACGTATTATAATCTTCAAAATAATATATTGCAATTTAATAAATATATATTTATCTTAATTGATAATATCAAGATGGCTGGAAAAAATGAATTTGAAACTGTTATTGGACAACAACAATTGTCTAATGGATAGAACACTTATTTAAATTTAAAAACATTATGTATTAATACCTCATTGGATATTAATACAAAAATACAAAATATTACAACAATGATCAACGATGGTTTTGATATTAATCAAAAAGACAAAAATGGAACTACACTATTAATGTATATTGCTGAAAATACATCACAATTATTATGTACTGATATATTAAATTTATTAATATATTTGAGAGCAAATGTGAATATAAAAGACAATAAAGAAAAAACAGCTTTAATGTATGTTGCTGAGTATAATGATTATAGTTCAAATATAGAAACATTAAACATACTATTAAACCATGATGCTAATGTAAATGATGTTGATAATAAAGGAATGAATGCATTGATGTATGCGAGTAAAAATATAAAAACATTCAGTAATGAAACAACTGTGAAAATGTTATTACCATTAACAGATATTAATCATAGATGTGATAACAATAAAAGTTATTGGGATTACTTACCAAATAAATTTAAAGATAAATTTCCTAAACCAAATACATCTGTTATTTATAATAATCATATTTATCGTTATGATGTTTGTATTTATTGTATGGAAAATCTGCCATCAGTATTATTTACACCGTGTGGACATATTGTTGTATGTTATAATTGCGATCCTAAAGATGAATGTAAATTATGTAAAACAAAAATAATAAATAAAATAATAGTTGAAAGTTATTCTATTGTTTAAATCTAGAAAAAAAAATTTATTAATCTAATTTATCATTAATTTTTTTTATATAATCCACATTATAGATTCCCATTGGTTTGTAACTGGATATATCTTTATAATTTTTCTTTGTATCCGTTATTATTTTATTTTCTTGAGAATTAGGTTTATTAAAGATTGCTTTAATAGGATTATCATTTTCAATTGAAGAAGCATCATCATTAATCATATTTCCAAAACCATCAATATTATATCCGGTTTTTTTCTTAAAATCACTTCTTTGGTATGATGGAATATAATGTTTCCATGAAATAAATAGCAAATTAGGATGTGTATATTTAATAATAAATCCATTATTTGTTAATTTTTCAATAATGTATTCAATACATATTTGAATATTATATTTAGGAACTCCTAATAAGATTTCTGGAACAAGATAAAAACAAAATTGATCATCATGTTTTTGTCTGGCTGTAAATTTAATTTTTTTATGTACCTTATTTAATATTTTTTGATAAATAGAAATACGATGTTCATTAATTTGTTGTTTTCTGTCATACAATTCATCTAAATTTATCTTTTCTGAAAATATATTATCCATTTAAAAAATGTTAGAAAAAAAGATATAAAATAAAACAATAAACAATAAACAATAAACAAATGATAAAACATATAGTATTAAATGGAGGTGCTTATCTTGGATTATTAGAATTAGGTGCTCTTTATACGTTAGAAGAATCTAAATTCTATGAATTATCAAATATAAAAACGATATATGGTACATCTATCGGAGGGTTTATTGGTGCATTACTTTGTTTAAAAATGGACTGGAATGATATATTAGAATACTTTGTTCATCGTCCTTGGCATAAATTATTTAACATAAAACCTCAAATGATATTTGATGTAATTCAGTCCAAAGGATTATTAAATAAGGATATTATTAAAGGTTCATTTGAAAATCTGTTACAATCACAAGATTTATCAGTACATATTACATTAAAGGAATTTTATGATTTCTCACAAATAGAATTGCATTTATTTACTATACAGTTAAATAGTTTTACATTAGTGGATATTTCATATAAAACACATCCAGAATTAGAATTGATAGATGCAATTTATATGACTTGTTGTATACCTTATATATTTGAACCAGCTTATGTAAATGGAGAGTTTTACATAGATGGTGGACTCATGTGTTCTTATCCATTAAATCATTGTGTTAATAATAATGCCCAATTAAATGAAATATTAGCATTTAGATTAAAAGATACTAATAATACTAGCAATAAAATAACAACAGAATCCAATATTTTTGAATATGCTTATTATTTACATAGTATGATTTGTAAAGAAGAAAAAGAAATAATAATACCTTATGAAGTAATTATACATTGTCATGAACTTAATATTAAAGATGGTTATGAAATATTAACTCAAATGGAAAAGAGAGAAGATTTAATAGAAAAAGGAAAAGAATATGGAAAACTTTTTCTCTCTTATACAAAAAATAAATAATATAAAGTTAAACTATATGAACTTCAAATTATTTATTTTACAATATATTATTTCCGTAACTATTTTCGCATTTATTTATTATTCATTAGATAAAAATAAACATTTTATTTTAAAACCAGAACGAAAAGATAGAGGAATGCGATTAACTATATTAGAAGCATTGTATTTTAGTTTAAATACACAAACAGGAGTAGGTTATGGTGACATTATTCCAGGAAGTAATTTAGCAAAAATTATTAATATGATACAACAATTAGGTAATATTATTCTAGTTTCTTTATAATGTGTTTTATTGATTTTATAATGTACTATTAAGAAACTGCATAAGAGATTCTTCTTCGGGTTTAGCATCATACTCAATAATTTCATTATCTTTTACAAGCTTAATGGTTGGATAACCTTCAATCTTGTATTTATCTTGTAAATCCTCATTTTTTTCACAATCAATTGCTTTAAAATAGATAACAGTATTATTAATTTTTTTACCATTTAATTTTTCTTTTAAAGATTCCCAAACAGGCATTGCTTTTTTGCAGTGAGGACACCAATTAACGTAAAAAAACATAAGTTCTGCTTCTTTATCTTCATCTGAATCTTTAACAAATTCTTGATTAGGAACGAATTCGGGATTTAATCTTGGAATAACATATTTTTTATAAACATATACAGAAAAAAGAATAAATAATACACTTGTTAAAAGAATAAGAAGAAATTTCTTAGTTAATAATGCACGTGATTTTTCCATAATTTTAGCTAACATACTATAATATAATTAAAGATAAAAATGAAAATATTTAAACGAAAACACATAGTAATATATAATTATGATTATACGTAATAAAGAAGGTAAATTAATTCATATTTCACAAAAAGATTATCTAAATGAAAAAGATTTTTATCATGCGTTGTGGAAGTATAAATATAATATTCAAATGTCTAAAACAGAAAAAGAAAGCAAAGTACTAGAATACCTTAAAGGTAAAATATTTTCTAACTAATAATTAGATGATTAAAACTAGAAAGAGAACTACTAGAAAGAAAACTAGTATGAAAAGAACTACTAGAAAGAGAACTAGTATGAAAAGAACTACTAGAAAGAGAACTTATAAAAAGAGCGACTATAATAGTGAGGATGGTATGTTAACAAGTGTGTGGGGTCCATCTATGTGGCATTATTTACATACCATTAGTTTTAATTATCCTGTTAAACCTACACAGCAAGATAAGAAATATTATAAATCACTTATTATGAATTTAAAATATACTTTACCTTGTGGTTTTTGTAGAAAAAACTTAAAAAAAAATTTGTCTGTATTACCATTAACAGATAACGATTTAAAAAGCAGAGATAACTTTTCACGTTGGATTTATAGATTACATAAATTAATTAACAAAATGTTGGGAAAGAAATCAGGATTAACTTTTTGTAATGTAAGAGATAGATATGAGAATTTCAGATCACGATGTACGAAGGATTTACGAGAGAAACGAATTACAATAAAACAACATATAATCAAAGAGAAGGAAAAAGGATGTATAGAACCTTTATTTGGTAAAAAATCCAAATGTATTATTAAGATAGTCCCTCAAGAAAAGAAATGCCAAACATTTCAAATGGATAAAAAATGTATTAAAACACGATAATTTATTATTAGTAATTATTATAATACTAATAATAATGAAAAAATATTCCCTTGATGAAGTAATGGATTTAAATACACGAGAAGAATATTGTTTATTCTTTGTAGGTAATAAAATATATAATGCATATGAATTAATTAAAAAACATCCAGGAGGTATGAATGCATTAATAACTAATAAAAATAAAGATGTTTCTAAAGATTATGCGTATCATTCGAAAAAATCTCATAAAATGTGGAAAACTTATTTATTTGGAAAACTTTATTGACCAAATTGAGAGAAATCGTTTAGCCATGGACGAGGTAAGCTATCAGGGCTAAGAGCAGCATAATTGGGCACCTTTTTGCATGTAAAAGCAGGTTCAGGGCATCTTGCACAGGGAGGGCAAGGACGACAAGGTTTATTTTTTGATTCGGGACATACAGTAACATCAGGACATTTAGGACAAACAGGAGGAACAATTTCTGATTTTAAGATATAGAGGTCTTCATTACCTTCTGGAATATCAGATTTTTTGACTGACATACCTTCTCTATGAGTGCACCGATAACTAATTGCTAAATTAGAAACTGCTAATAAAACAATAGTAGCAATAAGTGAGATAATAATAATAGGATTAGATAGTTTCATTATATTTTATAGTTGGAAAAAAAAACTTTTAATTAGTAATGAATAAGAAAAAGGTGAAATGGACGGAAGAACAAGAGAGATTATTAATTAATTGGGCAGAAAAGGCTTCTGGATATGCATGGCTTCATAATAAAAGTGTAACTCATTATAAGTATAAAAATTTATATATATCTGGACCTGCATGTGTATGTGCCTATATAGCAGGCGCTACTTCTCTCATTTCTACAAATGAATCTGGTGATTGGGAAAGTAAATTTGTTGGATTATTTAGTATTTTAGCAGGAATATTAACTAATTTACAAGAAGTATTTACATTTAAAGAATTAAGCGAACAACATAGAATATCTGGATTACAATTTTCATCATTTTTTAGAGATATTAGTGTAGAAATGAGTTTACATCCTGACCATAGAAAAGATCCTATTGAATATATTACTCTAAAGCGTATGGAATTTGATAAATTATTAGAACAAAGTCCTATTACACCTAAAGTTATTCTAAATCATTTTGATAAAAAATTTAAATTTTTGAATATTCATAAACCGGATATAGCCACTAATTTACAAACGATAGTGCCTTATAGAGGAACACAATATATAATTAATAAGAAAAGTTATAAGAAATTAGCATTAATGGAATTTTATTTTAAACGATGGAGAGGATATGCTGCATTAAAAAAAGCAAATTATATTAGAGAGCGAATAAGAAAAAGTGGTTGTTTGATAGAAGTTGCTAATTCAGAGTCCAATTCATCTATGGATAACATATTAACAAATAATTATAATATTAATTTGAATTATGATAATTCAGGAGAGAATACAACAGATTCTTCTCAGAGTATAGAAGGTACAAATAATGTCAATCGTATTACTTCTAATCCATTAAAAAAGTTTGAATTACAAAATATAAAAATATCTAATTCAAATCCAATTCACAATGATACAGAGGTATAAATTATGTATAGTATAAGTTAATATTTGGAGTTTTCTTACAGCAATTTATAATTTCATCATAGCTAAAATATTCACTAATAAGATATTCACAAATGGATCTAACAGATAAATAATATAATTGGTTTTCTTCTGAAGTATAAACATTTATACATTCATTATTTGTATCTTCTGTTTTAAGATTTTTACCATATAAAATTAGTCCTATATAATTCTTTTTAATAATATAATTTTTTAACAAATTGTATTGATGTATTAATCCTTTTTTATTTAATACTTCTAAATCACCAAAGAAAGTTTTTAAAATATTAAAAATGTGATTATTTATGTTATAGTTTTGTATAAAGCGTTGTTTACGAATAAAGGTTAAAACAGATGCTTCTTGTAGTTTATTATACTCTTTTTGTTTTTGTAAATAGAGAGAAATTCCAAAATCTTGAAATGCCATATTTAATATATGAATACTACAAATAATTATATTATAAATATTTATTCAATTTATAATTAAATTGAAACAATATATTAGAGAATAGAATATTAAATATATAATTAACTATGATGAAACCATATTACACAGAAAATATTATTGAAGCAGGTATAGATGAAGTGGGACGTGGTCCATTATTTGGACGTGTTTATACAGCAGCAGTTATTCTTCCCAATGACCCTCAAGATTTTAATCATCAACTTGTTAAAGATAGTAAAAAATTTACATCACATAAAAAAATATTACAAGCATATGATTATATTAAGGATAATGCAATAGATTATAAAGTAAGTTATATAGATGAAAAAACAATAGATAAAATTAATATTCGTAAAGCAACACATAAATGTATGCATAATACAATTGAACAATTAAATATTAAACCAGACCATATTTTAGTGGATGGAAATGATTTTCCTCCTTATATTAAAATGACAAATGACAATGATGAATTTGTAAGTATACCTCATACATGTATTGAAGGAGGTGATAATATATATGCTTCTATAGCTGCTGCATCTATTATTGCAAAAGTAGAACGAGATCAATATATTAATGATTTATGTGATGAATATTCAAATTTAGATGAGTATTATCAATTAAGAAAAAATAAAGGTTATGGAACAAGTGCTCACATGAATGGAATAAAAAAACACGGTATTACAGAATGGCATAGACGTTCTTTTGGGATTTGTAAGTCATTTGTATAAATTGATTTAATTAGTAATTATTTATTAAATATATAATAAGTAAATATCAAGATGCGTGTACTAATTTTTGATACAGAAACAACAGGGTTGCCTAAAAATTATAAAGCTCCCTTATCCCAATGGCCTCATATAGTTCAATTAAGTTATTTAATTTATGATTTAGATAAAAAATATATAGTAACAATTCAAGATCATATTGTTAAATTACCGGAAGGTGTAACAATATCAGAAGACAGTATAAATATTCATGGTATAACCAATGAAAAAGCAGAAAGCGAAGGTATAGATATTAAAGAAGCATTATTACGATTATCTATTTGTTTAGATGATGTGCAAATGATTGTAGCACATAATTTATCATTTGATAAAAACATGGTTCAAGCAGCATGTTTAAGAGCAGATTATGTTAATATTTTAAAAACGAAGCCATTTATAGAATATTGTACAATGAGACATGCAATAGATCTTTGTAATATAGAAATAATTTCCAAAAGGACTAATAAACCAGTTAAGAAATGGCCCAAATTAATAGAATTGTATGATTTCTTATTCAAAGAAACGCCCAATCATCTTCACGATTCTCTTATTGATATTCTTGTTTGTTTACGATGTTTTTATAAGATGACCACAGGTCAAGATATGGTTCAAACGGATAGTCATTATAAAGAAATATTATACAAGCATACTTTATAATTTATATTCATGTTAATAAATTTATATGATTAATATGAATAGAACAAATAAAAAAATAAATAGAAAAACAAATTAAGAACTGCACATTTCACAAGCAGGTTCTTGCACTTCAATATTTTTTATTTCTGGTTCAATTGTAAATTGTTGTGGTTTTGCTTTTGCGCGTGTTCGTAAATAATATAAACCTGTTTTTAAACCGGATGTCCATGCATAAAAGTGCATTGCAGTTAAACTGCCATAATTAGGGTCTTCCATCCAAAGATTAAGACTTTGACTTTGACAAATGAAAGCACCACGGTCTTTTGACATATCAATAAGATGTTTCATTGAAATTTCCCATGCTGTTTTATATTTATTTTTAATATGTTCTGATACATCCAAGTGTTGAATACTTCCATTGTAATAAATAATACTGTTTTTTATTTCCTTATTCCATATTTTATTTTCTATTAATTCTTTAATTAAATACTTATTAATCATAATAAATTCCCCTACGTTAGTGCGTCTAACATAAATATTAGATGTAAATGGTTCAAAGCATTCATTGTTTCCAAGAATTTGACTTGTGGATGCGGTAGGCATAGGTGCTAATAATAAAGAATTACGAGCTCCATATATTTTAATATTTTCTCTCAATGTTTCCCAATCATATCTATCGGAAGGTTTAACATTCCAAAGGTCAAATTGGAAAAAACCTTTATTCATAGGTGATCCTTTAAAACTACTATAAGCTCCATTACAATCATTATCTAATTTATGTATTTCATTATATACAGGTCTATACTTTAATAATAGTTCATCTAATTCATTACATTTATTATCATTAATAAATTCATATTCGTTCTCATCAGGGTTTGTGGATTTAAATTTCCAATAAAATTCAGATGTATCAGTAATCTTAAGATTATAATATACTTCTTTCAATAACTTAATATGTTCATTTCTCTCTTTTGCAAGTTCAAAGCTTCGTTCAAGAGCACCATGATAAATAGTCTCAAATATATTTCTATTAATTTCTTTTGCTTCTTCTGATTCATAAGGAATATCCATAAGAGCAAATACATCTGCTAATCCTTGAACACCTATACCAATAGGTCTATGAAGTAGATTACTTCGTTTGGTTTTCTTTGTTGGATAATAATTTATATCAATAATATTATTGAGATTTTCGGTGATAATCTTGCTATAGTTGTGAAGAAGTTTGTAATCAAATGTTTTATCTTCCTTAACATATTGACTAAGACCAATACTTGCTAAGTTGCAAACAGCGGATTCCTTATTATTGGAATATTCTATAATTTCTGTACAAAGATTGCTGGATTTTATAGTTCCCAAGTTTTTCTGGTTGGACTTTTTATTACAAGCATCTTTATAAAGCATATAAGGTGTTCCTGTTTCAATTTGACTATCAAGGATTTTAAACCAAATATCACGAGCTTTAAGAGTCTCTCTTCCATAATTATCTTTTTCATATTTTTCATAAAGAGTCTCAAATTCATCACCATATACTTCAGATAAACCAGGACATTCATTTGGACACATTAAAGTCCAATTGGCATTTTGTTTAACTCGTTTCATGAAAAGGTCAGGAATCCATAAAGCATAGAAAAGATCTCGTGCTTTTTTATCTTCATCTCCATGATTTTTTTTCATTTGTAGAAAATCTTCAATATCTACATGCCATGGCTCTACATAAACAGCAAAACTACCGTTACGTTTTCCTCCTCCTTGGTCAACGTAACGAGCAGTATTATTAAATACACGTAACATGGGAACAATACCATTACTAATTCCATTAGTTCCGTTAATATAACTTCCTGAACCACGAATATTATGAATATGGAATCCAATACCCCCTGCTCCTTTTGAAATTAATGCACAATCTAGGAGTGTTTTGTAAATTCCATAAATACTATCTTCTTCCATAGCTAATAAGAAACAAGAACTTAGTTGTGGTTTTAATGTGCAAGAGTTATAAAGAGTAGGTGTCGCATGAGTAAAATATAAATTTGACATGCCAATGTAAGATTCTTTAATTTTATCAATATTATATTGATGAATTTGAATAGCAACACGTAACCACATATGTTGTGGTCGTTCTACAACTTTATTGTTAATTTTCAAAAGATATTTTTTTTCTAAAGTTTTGAAACCGAAATAATTAAATAAATAATCTTTTTGATAATCTAATAAAATTTCAAACTGGTCTGCGTATTTATTACTTACATTATATAGTAATTCAGATACTATAGGACACTTTTTATTATGAATATCTTTATAATGATATAATTCTGAAACAATCTTAGTAAAATCATCAGAAGTGTTTTTATGATGATTGGAAATAACAATGGCAGCGGCTAAGGTTCCATAATCGTAATGAGTTGTAATAATAGTTGCACATTGTTCAGCACATAATTCATCTATTTTTGATGTTTCAATCTCATTGTAAATTTGATCCATTACTTTTCTTGTTAATCCATCAAAATCAACATTTAAATTTGTTCCTAATTTTGTGAGACGTTTTTTAATCTTATCAAAATCCATCTTTTCTTTCTTTCCATTGCGTTTGGTAACGAACATTTCTATATTAGACATGATATACTTTATTAATAAATTAAAATTTAAATATATTTAAAAATATATTGTATTTTTTATAAAATATTTAACATGAATTAACATATTAAATTGATTTAAAAAATACATATCATATTAAATGGAATATACCAATTATGCTAAACACACAACAGATGTACGCTTTAAATTTAATAAATAGAGGACAGAATATCTTTTTGACAGGGAGTGCTGGTACAGGAAAATCACATGTGATAACAGAATATATGAAACACAAGTCAAAAAATAATTCCATTGCTTTGACTAGCACAACAGGAATTAGTGCACTTATTATTGGAGGAAAAACAATTCATAGTTGGGCGGGAATAGGTTTGGGAGAAGGAAATGTATTGAAACGGGTTATGTCAAAAAAACCGATTGTTTATCGGTGGAAAATGGTAAAAACACTTATTATAGATGAAATATCTATGTTATCATTAGAATTATTTGATAAATTAGAAGAAATAGCACGTCATATACGTAAAAATAGGGAGCCTTTTGGTGGAATTCAACTTATTGTTGTTGGTGATTTTTGTCAATTACCTGTTGTTAAATCAAAAAAGTTTTGTTTTGAGAGTGAAAAGTGGAATATATGTATAAAAAAGACGGTTTATTTGGATGAAATAATGCGGCAATCAGACCATATATTTTGTACGATGTTAAAGGAATTACGCATGGGTAATTGTAGCGAATCAACATTAAAAATTTTAAATGATAGAAGAATAGAACCTTTTACTAAAATTAATGATGTTATTCCTACGAAATTATTTTCAACAAACAATATGGTAGATATAATTAATAATAAAGAATTAACTATACTAACTGAAAAAGGTATGAATAATAAGTATTATATTGCCAAAGTTATAATAGTTAGATGTAAATTAAAGGATTATGAAAAAAAGAATATACTGAAATTTATTACTAAAGATATGGAAAATGCGTTAATATTAAGTATTGGTTCACAGGTGATGATAACAGCCAATATAGATATAGACCATAATTTAGCGAATGGAACACGAGGTATAGTGACAGATTTTATTGATGGAAACCCACAAATAAAATTATTAAATGGTGTAAAAGTCGTGATAGATAATCATGAGCGATTATTTGAGGATGATGATTATACGATAAAGGTGAAATATATGCCTTTAAAATTAGCATGGGCAACAACAATACATAAATCGCAAGGAGCCTCATTAGACTATGTACAAACTAATTTAGGGAGAGACAGTATATTTGAGTATGGACAAGCATATGTTGCACTAAGTCGTGTTAGAAATTTATCTGGATTATTTTTAGAAGCAGTAAACGAACGTTCATTTATGTGTCATCCGCGTGTTAAAGAATTCTATAGTCAATATGAAGGAATAAATGGAGAACCATTAGATGATATTGGTTTGTCATCTCCAATAGATAACTTATTTTCAGACACTTCAATAGATATTATGGATACAGTGAATGAAGATAAACAAGAAAATAATAAGAATTCAAATGAAGCGATGAAAGACAAACAAGAAAAAGAATGTACAGTTTGTTTAGAAAATCCAAAAACACACGTATTTATTCCTTGTGGACATCACGCTATTTGTGGAAAATGTGCTAAGCGAGTATGGAGCAATTGTCCTGTTTGTCGTAGTTCTTTAACATCGCAACCTATAAAAATATTTACTTAAAAGTATTTTAACAATTATGAAAATAAAGTAACATACTATTTTTAATATGTCTTATTTTTTTTCATATGTAGTTCATGGAAATATCAGAATCCCGAATATCAGAATCCCGAATGTTAAAATATAATATTAATATATAATAAAATGATTTCTATTCATGAAATACTTATTATTGTTACTATTATTATTCTCTCTCTTTATTTATTTAAAAATGTAAAGGAAAATTTTGAAAATTATCCTGAATCTGCTGAACAATTATTATTAGCTGATAGTTATGGACAAAAACTTCATGCTGGATTATCTGATTTTTCTTATTCTATTCGTAATAAACTTTTCTCTCAAAGTTTAAATAGTTATCAGCAAATTACAAACAATAAAAAAGAATGGGCTACTCCATGTGATGGAACTACTGCTACTGCTGATATGTGTGGTAATTTATATAAATCTAAAGAAGAACAAGAATGTTTAGTTCAACCCCCTCTTGGTAAAGGTACGCGCGTTAATTATTATTTAACTCCATATAATGATGCTTATTAAATTGTATAATATAAAGTTATTGTATGATTAAAGCATATCTGTATTAATTACGAATATAACATTTTCTTTTTCCGTTGGTTTTTTATTTTTTTTAATGGATTTTCTATGTTCATAACCATGTATTTTTTCGTCTTGTATCGTATCCCAAACTTCTTTGAATTTCCATACTACATTTTCAAACCATAATTTATTTCTTACTACTAGTATACAGGAAAATTCATCTAATCTCCAATAAATATTCTTAATCCATGTATCATTTTCATGTTTTATTAAACATTCTTCATTCCATTGATCAAATTCTTCTTTACTACATTGAAAAGGTGCATATTCATATACAGGACAACGTCCATTAAAGAACTGTACTATAATACCTTTATAATGATTATAGGCCGTTTTATTGAATGTTCCATCTTCATTAAAATCCTCTTCACAATCATATTCAATAAAACGACATTCTAAAAAATCACAATAGTCTAAATTACATACTTCCATCTGTAATTGCATTTGTATCCAATATTCTTTTTTCGGGATACCCGTAATTTCTCTATTTACAATATTTTTTATTTCTAATAAGCGACCATATAGTTCATTATCTTTTAATACATTAATACCATCTGGTGATGCACCAATAAATTTATGATATTTATGAGGAATACAACCAAATTCTTTAATTTCTGTTTTATACATATATTTATAGAGAGAAGTGGAAACAGGTTCATATTTATTACCCCAGTGAAAAGGAGAATTAATATTTACACGATTATATTTTTCCAAATCTAATGGTTTGCATTTATCATAAATATACTGATTTATATAATTCTGTTTATCTAATGTTTTCCACGCAGAACTAGCCGTAACTAAATTATGTCTTTTTTTATACCATTCATCACTTTTTTGATCTGATTGATCAATTTGTATTAAATATTCTAATTGTTGTTCTGTCTTTTCCTTATTATCACTTTCATTAAAATACAATTCTCTATTATATGAACGTGGTAATTGCATATATTCAAAATAATAATTAATAGCATCATGAATAATATCTGTAATTTCTTCATCTTCTAAAAATTTTGGTTCTATTAATTCATCAATAATATCAATTATATGTTCAAATATTACTGTCTCGTAATTAGGTTCACAAATTTTATAAAAGAAATATTCGTCAATTAATATTAATATTGTTTCAAATAAATCTTCTTTATCTTCATCTGTTAATATATTTGATAAGTTATCATTATCATTATTTTCATCATCATTATAATTTTTTTCATTTAAATTATTATAATGTATTCCACAATTATAACATATATTTAATGAAATATCCATTATATATATATTTATTTAATATTTAAGTGTTATTCTTTATCATTCTTGTTAAATTTCTTTTTTTTCATAGCTTGTAACTTCTTCTTAGATGGTAAATTTTTTACTGTTGATTGTTTCTTGTCCGTATTTTTTAATGTAAATTTATGTGTTAATTTACTATATACTAATCCAGGAATAGATTTTACTTTTCCTGTAATTTTATCATAATTTATATCTTTAATTCGTTGTATCTTCTTTCTCTCTAATGCAGTTTTTAAATACGATTTCAAATCATTTATTTGTTCTGAGTTGAATGTATTTTCTATACAATATTCTTCTGCAAATTCATAAAGAATCTTTATTTTTTCACTCTTATTTAACTTACTCCATGGAGCATTTTTATTAGTCAATTTTTCTCTTTCTAAGAAGGCATTAATTGTTGTATTATTTTCTATTTCCTTATCTTGTATAGATAACTGGTTATTTAATAATAAAGTTTGATATTTAAAATTTTTTAATTGATTATTATTCATTTTCTTACTTATATATATTACAAAGAATTTAAACTGATTTAATATATGTTTCTAATCTTTTAATTTATTAATTATAAGATTAATATCTATATTTGGAATATGATATCCTTGCTTACAATACGATGCTGGTTCTTCTGATCCACAACAATTCCATATTCGTGATAAATTTAATGTTGAAGAATGGAATTTACACTCATTTTCGTTGTGTTCTTTCATATAATCATAACCTATACCACATTTTTTACATTCTACAGGATTTAATAATCTTTCTACTATATATAATAATTCACTATTACATTTACGATGTTTTTTTAAACCTTCTTTCGCAACTTGATTGTTAATGGCATCTATTAACCATTCGGGACAAGTCCATTTCTTTGCTAATGCTTTTAAATAATGTATATTAACATCCGTACTCAATATAAGAAGTTTTCTATGACGTATAGATTCTATAATTGACATAGCCGTATTAAAATCTTCAAAAATATTATATTCTTTTCGTAATTCTTTATCAAATAATATTAAATTTGGTATATACCATTCTTCTATACTCCATGAATGAACTTCACTTAATGAAATATTTAATGATTTATTACGAAATATTAATACAATATTATCCATTATTGTTACTATAGTATGATATATTATCTTATTAAATTATTTTTAAATGAAAAGTATTTAAGTATTTTAATTTTTAAACATTAATGGATAAGAAAATAATAATTAAAGATAAAAAAACTGATATACGTAGTAATTTATATCACTATCCAGAACAATTTTTTGATCATAAATTTCAAGTAATATATATTAATCAACTCTATTTAAATATAGACTTTGAACATAGTAAACAATTTAAAGGTGAATTAAATAAAAAACTTAATTCATATAAGCAACAAGATATTAGTAAAAAGATATTTGATTCTGATAAATTAATTTCATTAGATGAAATTATTGAAAAAGTATTGTGTAGTAAGCTCATTTGTCATTATTGTAGTAAAAAAATTTATATCGTTTATAAAAATCAAAGAGAGAAATCACAATGGACACTTGACCGTATTGATAATTCTATAGGTCATCATAATGATAATGTTCTTATTTGTTGTTTAGATTGTAATCTTAAACGAAGACGATTGGATAAAGATAAATTTCTCTTTACTAAAAAAATGAATTTAATTAAATTAGATTAATTATTATTATTATTATTAATAAAAAGATTATAAAAAAAATGGGATATATTTTTTTATAATCTTTTGCCCATTTTTTATTTAATTTTATTATTTTTTTAGCAATAATCACAATCAACACCATCACACCTACAATTATAACATACTCTTTTATAATCTCTTTCATCCATTTGTCCACAAGATTGATTTTTTAACCAAGGCATATTTTTTTCACACCGAAATGCTTCATAATCTATTAAACAATTTTCACATTTAAAATCTAATTTTGCTCTATTCTTCCAACATTTTTTACAATATGTATAATTGCTATTTGGATACAACAATTTTCCATTAGTATCTTTTAATTTATCAAGAGTTATAAGGTCAACGATTTTTTCCCAAAAGTTTTTTTCACCCATTGGATAACAGCAAAAATTACAACAAGACATTCTATAATAATATATTAAAAATTTGATTTCAAATATAATATAAAATCAATTTTATATTATATATAATAATGTCTATACAAACAGGTCTTGAACCAATTATTAATAATTGTTGTAATTCACAAGAAACAAGTTTTAATGAATTACGAGAACAAATAATTACTAATTTCACTAATTGTAATTTGTCTCAATGTTCTATTACAGAACTAAGATTAACAAAGTTAAAAGAATCAAATGGAAGAAAATTAATTATGACTAGACCTAGGTTTAGAGAATATTTTAGAAAAGAATTATATTTAAGATTGAAAATAAATAAAATAGTAAAAGAAAAAGGTTATAATGTAGAAGATGTTTTATTTAATAATGATTGTAATTGGACTATGGTTGAAGAAGTTATTGAATCATGTCTAAAAATATTTGTAGAAAAACAGAAAACTTTAATTTTATAAATATATCAATTCTTATTTATGTTTCATAGTTATAATTATATTATATAATTATTTTGTTCCATTTTAAATTTCCAAGGGTGTAAATATTTACACCTTTAAATTTTCAAAGGTGTAAATAATCCTTACATCTTTTCATAAAGCTAAAACCAGTTTTACGTGTTTCTAATAAGTCTATTTCTTTATCATTATTAGCATCATCATCAGCATCATCATCAACTTCATCATCAGCATCATTATTTCTTTCTAGTTGTGTTTCGTTATTTTCATCAGTTAATTCATCATTTAATACTTTATCTTCTACTTGAATAATTATATTATAAAATCGTTCAATATACGGTTTAATAACAAGTATATTGTAATTTTGTGCTATATAAATACCTGTAATTACTCCTAATACAAATGTAAATATCATAATAAATAAATAATTTTTTTATTAAATAGGTTTAATATATAATATAATAATTATTTATATATTAATATGGAATGGAAATGGACTAAAGGTGAAAATATGGAAAAAACCATGCGTGTTAAAAAAGACCATCCCATTGAAATAAAAAATGATAATTTTAAAAAGGATAATAGACAAGATTCTAATGATAGACTTATGAATAGAGGCATGATGATTCAAACCAGTATTAATCCTTATCTCTCCAATAATAATTATCTTAATGATGTTAAAGTTCAAGATGAATTTTTAAGACCAAAAGATTCAAATTTAAAGGAAAATGAATAAAATGATTTAAAAAACTTAATGTAAATAATTACAATGTCATATAAAATAAATACACAAAATGAATTATTATTAAATACATTACAAAAATATTATAGTAATAATGATTATAAATATTTGGATATTATTTTACCTATTTTAAATGGAGAATCTAATATTTCTTTACGATTAATAGATTGGTTTGTTACAAACTATGCTAAAAAACATTACACTGTTTTTAATGTAACTAAAAAAAAGGAACTAACCAGATTTAAGGTATTTATGGATTATAAATTAAAATTAAAGGCGTATAAAAAGAAACGTTTTGATCCCTTTTGTCGTTGGGAACGTATAACCATACCTTATCGTAATGGTAATTTAATTCAAACAACATTAGGACAATTAAATTTCTTTCATTGGGCTTTAGAAAATGAAATCTTAGATTATATAGTGCAACATAAGACAAATATTGAAAATGATATGAATAAACGAAATAGCACAGCAAAAATAAAAAACAAAGATGATAATGTAATGAATAATAAAACACGTAAGAAACGTCATGAATTATCTATTTCAGCTACAAAAAGTATTAAAAAAGAAGAAGTAGAAATTATTATAAAATTTAATTAGATTCTTATCTAAAAATTAATTATTATTTAACATAATGGGCAATACACAATATTGTATTAAAAAAATAAATTATGAAAACATTATTAATGATAAAAATTATTATTTAATTAATACATTAATGATGGATGAACAAGATTGTCTCATTAAAAATACAATTTCTATCTCTAAAGAGGAATCACTAATGAATGAACTTCTTAAAAATAAAGATCAAAAAAGAATATATATTTATGGAAAAAATACGAATGATGAAACAATTTATAAAAAATATAATCAAATTCTCTCATTAGGATTAACTAATTTATATGTGTATCCAGGAGGATTATTTGAATGGCTGTTATTACAAGATATTTATGGTGATGACATGTTTCCAACTACTAGTAAAGAGATAGATTTATTGAAATATAAACCACTATCTAATATAAAATAAGAGAATCAAATAATATCTTAGTTATATAATTTTCTATATTATACTTATGTTTAGAATACTCTAAATTATTACTTATTTCAGTAGTACCCTTCAATATTAAAATATTATTTAAATTATTTAACCAATTATCATGATATTTATTACAATTATCTAAATAAGTTAATGGAATGGTCTCTCCATTACGATTTCGTTTTTGTACACGTTCATAACAAATCTCTGATGGTGTACAAACATAAATATAACCTGTAATTGGATAATCTTTTATAAATTCATCAAACCATTTAAGATATATTTGATAATTCACTTCTTCTATATTGTTGGTATCATATAACATCTTGGCAAATACGTGTCTATCCGTATCTAAACAACGTTCCGTAATAAAGATTGCATTTTTATGCTTGCTGGTAAATTCTTTAATTTTAACTAATCGCGTTATATATGCCATCATTTGAAATGAAAAGGCATATTTTTCTTTATCATGATAAAATTTGGACAATATGGTTTCATTATTTTCATCTTTAATATCAGCCCAATCATCTACAGGTTCATCAATATATATAATATTTCTATTGGATAAGTGTCTAAAATTTTCTTTTAAATACTTGATAAGGGTGGATTTACCAGATCCAATATTACCTTCAATGGAGAATATGTGTGCCATTTTTGATGTATATTATTATTTTATATTATATTTAAATATCTTCAATTTTTAATTCAATTTAAATATAACAGTCTTTTTATAATATACATTATTGATATAAACATGGATTTTGTTCAAACTAAATTAAGAAAGAATGAATGGGAACAATTAGAGATTCCTATTTTACAAGAAGAGAGAAATATAATACAACTCATTAGAAATGGTTATTATAATAATGATGTTTGTATTCATAAAACTGTTTCTCTTTTTTCTTTTATTAAATTATATGCGGATACGGATGTTGAGAAAATACATACTCATTTATTTCATCGTTATTTCTATGATGATTTAAAAGTTTTAATTATGAAAAAACAATTACCTATTGAAATTAATAATAAAAAGAATATTGTTCTCTCTAAAAAAGCAACACTTATTAGATTGAATAATCTTTCTACTAAAATAAAAGAAAATACACCTAAGATATTTGAATTTATAATTATGGAATTATGTAAAAAATATATTACTACTGAAAAAACAGAATATTATTATGCTCTTTATCATCTTATTTATAATAATCTTAGTTATAAAATAGAATATTTAAACCCTCTTGTAATAAATATTTTGAGAGAAATATTAAACTGTTATATAGAGAAAATAGATAAGACAGATATAGTATATAACGCAAAAGATTATATTGAAAATAATAGTTATATAAAAAACAATGAACCCATTTCTCTCTTTTCTCATCAGAAAAATCTCTTTCAAATATTAAGAAAAAATAGAGCGAATCCTAAATTAATCTTATATCAGGCTCCTACTGGAACAGGTAAAACGCTTTCTCCTTTGGCAATTTGTCAAGATTATAAGGTAATCTTTGTTTGTGCTGCCAAACATGTTGGATTGCAATTAGCAAAGAATTGTATTTCTATGAACATACCAATTGGTATTGCATTCGGGTGTAAAGATGCTGGTGATGTTAAACTACATAATTTTGCTGCTAAAGAATATATACGCAATTATAAATCCGGTGGTATATTTAAAGTTGATCATTCTATTGGTGATAAAGTACAAGTTATTATTTCAGATGTTAAATCATACGAGTCAGCTATGAATTATATGTGTGCTTTTAATAAACCAAAAGATATTGTTTTGTTCTGGGATGAGCCAACTATATCATTAGATTATAAAGAACATGATTTTCATCCAATTATAAATAAAAATTGGAGAGAAAATAGAATTCCGAATGTAATATTATCTTCTGCTACTCTTCCTTTTCTCTCCGATTTAAATAAACTAACCGATAGTTTCAAAAGTCGTTTTCCTAATGCAATTATTAAATCCATAAATAGTCACATATTTAATAGAACTATTTCTATTATTGATAAAGAAGGATATGTTATATTACCGCATAATTATTATAATGATTATGCTGATGTTAAAAATTGTATTAAACATATAAATGCAAAACAACAACTATTGTGCTATTTTGATATTAGAGGGATTTCTCTCTTTCTTCAACAAATACATAGCAATAAATTAATACCAAATAAAAAATGGAATATAGATAATTATTTTAAAAATATATCTCAAATAAATATTGAAAATATAAAGCTATATTATATCTTTTTATTAGAACGGTTGGAAGAACAATGGAATGATATTTGTAAACTTGTTAAAGAAAATAGAGAGAAAAGATATGCATCAACAATATATATTACAAGTAAAGATGCTTCAACCATTACTCATGGTCCTTGTCTTTTTCTCTCCAATAACGTAGAAAAGATAGCTGATTTCTATATTCAAAGTTCTAATATTAGAGAGAAAGAGTTAGATACAATACAATCTAAAATACAACATAATGATAAAATTAATCATCATATTGCTAAATTAAAAAAACAATTAACACAAGAAAATGATACAACAAGTGACAGAGAGAAATTAAAATTAATTGAAAAATATGAATTACAATTGCAAAAAATAACACTTAATGAACGATATATTCCTAATTCATATAATCATATTCAGCATTATCATTGTAATAAGCGATTGAAATATTGTTTTGCAAGTGATATTAATGAACAAATAACTGAAAAAATAGTACTACTGCCTATTCATGAAAAATGGAAGATATTACTGTTAATGGGTATTGGTGTTTTTATGGAAAACCATTTACCAGAATATCGTGATATTATTAAACAATTAGCATATGAAGAAAAACTATTCTGTATTATAGCAAATAGTGATTATATTTATGGAACTAATTATCAATTCTGCCATGGATATTTAAGTAAAGATTTAAATGATTTAACACAAGAAAAATTAATTCAAGCATTAGGACGTATTGGAAGACAAAATAAAATAGGAGATTATACAATTAGATTGCGCGATAATTCACTCATAGAATTATTATTACAAGAAAAAAAAAATTCTCTAGAAATTTATCATATGAATCATTTATTCAATTACGAGGAATATGTATATCAATAATTTCAAAGTCATGGTCTATATTATCATATTGACTAGTATTAGTATTTGTATTATTATTATCATATTGACTAGTATTATTATTATCATATTGATTAGTATTATTAGTATTATTGTGATTAATATTGTTATTTTCATATGGAATATGGTTTTCTCTATAGACAATATTATTTGTTGTATCATCTCTATTATATCTATTATCAATTGAACATATAGAATATATATAAACTATTCCACGAGCAGTATTTTTTAATATAAATGTTATTGTACCAAGAGTTACATCTAATAATAATTCAGTTATAAGTATTAACATATATTTAATAATATAATATATTTTTATATAATATAATATAATTTTATATAATATAATATAAATGGATATTGTTTTAAATCAAAGAGATAATTTCTCTAAAATGATGCTTAATTTATTATCAATAAATCCAAATATTGAAATTGATATTAATAACCTAATTAAAGAACTTAATAATTTAGAGAATACTGCTTGTGCTCTTTATGGAGGTAGATCTTGGCTTAATAATTTAGTAAATTATGGTATAAATTATAATGAAAATCCTGATGGTGTAACATTTAATTTAGATATTCTTAGTAGTGAAGAACAATCTAGTATTATTCCAGGTAATTATGACATTTTTTGTGTAAGTACACCTAGTAATTCTGATAATGTAGATATTATAATAAATAACAGAATCGCAAAAATATATAATAACTTTGTAGAAGCCTTTGAAAAATCTAATAGTGAATATAAAGTTAATTATGATATTATAGCAGAAACTAATTTAAAACGAGGTGAAAGAACTATTGGAAAAACCGCTACAAGTTGGATATTTTATATTAAAAAAAAGCAAAATCTTAAAATTAAAAAAGATGAAAAAGATGAATTAATGCCAAGAAATGATGAACAAAAAATGCTATTTTATTTTGAATATGATAGAAATAATGATGTTGATACTTATAATTTCAAATTTCTTTTACAGGAAGATAAAATTAATTTAAATCCATTAGGTTTATTCATATTATCTAATTTTTTAATAAAACCAAGAAGTGAAAAAAAGTTTGTTGATGTAAATAGAAGTGAACTCTTTAATACTTATCTTATGGTACCATTAATAAGATTTACATATAATATATTAGAATTAGATGAACCAAGTATTAATACTAATGAAGAAAGGGATTTATTGATACAAAAAACAATGATCTTAATATTTTGGGAAATCTTTCAAAAGATATTTAAAGATGAAGAAGAAGTACGAAGTTATATATTTGATAGATGTATGAAAAATTATGGTGCTAAATTCACAGATGAAGGAATTGAATATAATTTTAATGACTATATGAAACGATTAAATGATTTTTTATTAGATTCTCCAGCAGGAGGAAATACACAGGAGGAATTTAAAAATTATTTAAGTATTCGGCAATTACTTCAATATATAATAACAGTTATATTTTATAATTTACCAAAAGATCAAACTATTACTGGTTCTGGTGGAGATACAATTAGAAAGTATATTTCAAATGTAATTACATTAACAGAAGATATTGATACAAAATTATATTATACAAAGTTTGGTGATACAAGAGAAAAATTAATTTTTATTTTATTAATTCTTTGTGATTATTTATTAGAATATCAATATTATCGCTTTCATAGAGAACTAATTATAAATTTTGGTGGAGAAATATTTAAAATGAATATTAATACATTAAAGCAAGAACGTATTACAAGAACTAGAGCATTATATGGTTTTGTAGTTCCATTATTAAGTGTTGATGTTAAGTTATCATATACAATTGAAAGAAATACAAAAGAAACTTTACGTTCAAATATAATATTATCTCCATTAGATATTGCATTTATAAAAACAAGTCAAAGTATTATTAATAATGCAAAAGAAAAAGATATTAAATACTATTATCATAATTTAGATTTATCACTTTTTAAATTGGATGAAAATGAAGAACAAAAATTATTTAGTTTAATGCCAATTCCAACTATGGATGATATTCATACTGATATATATAATAATGTACATGATCCTAAACGAAGAGCAGAACGGATAGAAGTAAATAAACATATAAAAGATGATTTACGATTAAAAGCAATGAATGATTTACAAAAAAAATTTATATATAGTTCAGAAGAAGAAATAGAAAATATAAATGAAGAATTATTAGATAAAAGATTAGAAATAGAGCAAGTATCAAAATTAAATAATGATATTCAAATAAATACATTATCATTTTTCAACCATTTTATTAATAGTATATTTAATATAGAACAAAGTAAATTAAAAACACTTATTAAAAGTAACAATAATGAAAAACAAAACATATTTTTAGAACAAATTATATCTTCTATTCCTGAAGAATATAGAATATTACCCGATGAAGTAATTAAGAGAACATGGTATTTTTATAAAGCATTTATTGGTAGAGTTAATAAAACCCGAAGATCTAATGCTCCTTATTCACAAAAGAGATATGATAGCATAGTTAATAAAATAGTTAATAACACATCTATTACAGAAGAAGAATTTAATGATGAAAATGGTATTGAACCTATGGAAGTTGAATATGACGGTATTGAATCTATGGACGTTGACGATGACGGTGCTGCTCGCATGTTTGGAGGAAGAGCAAAGAAAACAAGAAAAAATAAAAAATTAAAAACTAATAAAAAATTAAAAACTAATAAAATTAAGAAAACAAGAAAAAATTATTAAATTATAAAATTATTAAATTATTAAATTATTAAATTATTAAATTATATTCATAAGTTTTTAAATATAATTTAACGATGACGACGACCTAAACGATAACGTCTGCCAAAAGGTCCTACAAAACCACCACCGGGTCTCCAACCTACCCATGGTCTATTAAGAAATCTTCGTCGCCAAAATGGACGAACAACATAATTATAACTAGGAATAACTACTGTTTCTTTTACTTTTTCTGTTTCTTCTTTACTGACCATAATTGAAATGACATTAATAATAACTAATAATAATACAACAGAAGCAAGAACATAAAATACATTTCTAAAGTTCATTATATATTTTAATAATATTTAAATAATTATTAAAGAGATTCTAATAATATATACTAGATTATAAACGAAGATATGAACGAAGATATGAACGAAGATATGAACGAATATATGAATGAACAAGAAATAACAAATATCATGAGTGTTATGTTATTAGGTTCGGGAGAATTAGGCAAAGGACTTGCTATTGCATTTAAAAAATATGGACTTATTGTATATGCATGTGATAATTATGATAATGCACCAGCTATGCAAGTTTCAGATTATAAACTTATTTTTTCAATGAAAGATTCAGTAAAATTGGAAAAACATATTTTAAATATTAAACCTGATTTTATTGTTCCAGAAATAGAAGCAATTGATACAGATGTTTTATTTAAAATGGAGAAAAAAGGATTTAATGTTTTACCAAATGCGCGAGCAGTAAATATTACTATGAACAGAAATCTTATTAGACAACTTGCTGCTTATGAGTTAAAACTGCCTACATCTGAATTTTGTTTCGCACATACATTACACCAATTATCTATTGCTCTAAATATAATAGAGTTACCTTGTATTATTAAACCTATTATGAGTTCTTCAGGTAAAGGACAGCAAGTATTAAAAACCTCAGTTGAGAATATTGAAGAACTATGGAATAATAATATTAGTTGGCATAATGGTGTTATTATTGAAAAATTAGTAAATTTTGATTATGAAGTAACAATGTTAACAGTACGTCATAAAGATGGATTAACGATATGTGAACCCATTGGACATACACAAAAAAATGGTGATTTTCAAATGTCTTGGCAACCTCATCATATGAGTAAAGAGACACTTGAAGAATGTCAACGCATTGTAACAATTATAACAGATAATCTAGGAGGATATGGAATCTTTGGTGTTGAATTATTTGTTTTACATGATGGTTCTGTAATGTTTAATGAAATATCTCCTAGACCACATGATACAGGAATGATTACAGAAATATCACAAAATCTTTCTGAATTTGATTTACACGTTCGTGCTATATTAGGAATTTCAATTCCAGAAGTTAAACAATTGGGACCATGTGCTTCTAAATCATTAATAGTAAATGGACCAGCTAATATATTTTCATATAGACATATTTCAGAAGCATTAAAAGAACCTGATACAGAACTACATATTTTTGGAAAAAGAGATATTCAAAGAGATTCTCGTAGAATGGGTGTAGCTTATGCTAAAGGAGAGACTATTGGTCAAGCAAAACAAAAAGTAGAACGCATCTTAGATAATATTCTTGTTTTTAGTTTTATTTAATTAATATGTTGTTTATACCATCCATACTTATTACCTATATTATCTAAATAACATGCACTTATCCAACCAAAAAGAGCTCCCAATGTGTCTCCAAATATATTAATAATATAATCTGGTTTTGGTTTACCACCTGGCCAAAATGTAAAATACGTATTAATAAATGAAATACCAAATGCTGTATTTTCTATAATTTCAAATAAAGTATGAAGTAATAACCAATTATTAAAAGAAATACCAAAAAAGTACACAATAATACCAGTTGCAAAATGAAGATATGTATATTGATCAAACATATGTCTGCCCATTATATTATTCATATATAAAATTGTTGATTATATAAAATATTCAAAGTGAATCTTTATTACTTGAAAAGATAACTTCTATTTTTCTATAATATCTCTTAAATAAAGTCATAATATAATCTTTCATATCATTAAAATTACTAAATACCATTAATCTACTATTTTCATCATATAATTTAAATGTTTGTAATTTCTCTAATATATCACATTTATTAATAATTAATACATCTACATGATTAATAAAGCATGACGTAATAAGTTGCTTTAAATTTAACCAATTACATTGACGCATTCTTCCTGTTGTAGCACCATATTCTTCTCCAATTTTTTGTAAATGTTTTAATAATGTATCTTGTGGTGGTTGAAATACTTTTGAACCTACATATGTTTCATATATTTTACATATTCCAAATACTTTTGGAGTAATTTTGGGTGATAGTCCATTTAAGAAAATGGCTCCCGTAATACAATTTGAACTAGTGACATAAGGATAATCTCCATAATCAATATCTAAATCAAAACCTTGAGCTCCTTCAAATAAAATATGTTTAAATTTAGATAGAAATCCAAAAGGTTCAACGATAGAAAATTTATACATATGTGAATAATCACACATACGATACCCTGTTCTTAATGATTTTTTTGAATATGTTTGACCAATTCCTGAACCAGTCGTTCCTATTTTATTATTTTGTTTGTCTTCTTTTATTGATTCTTCTGTAATAATATGAGCATTATATGCTATAAATAAGTTATTATCAACATCGCATTCGAATTTACGCAACATTTCTAATTCTTTATTAAGTTTTACAATATCAATAACACAATGACTAGAAATTAAACATGGTTTATTTTGAAGAATTCCACAAGGAACTTGATGAAGGACAATCTTTTGATTATTAATATAGATTGTATGACCTGCGTTAGGACCACCATTAAAACGAACAAAACAATCATAATCATTAGTTTTTGATAAATAATTTGTTATTTTTCCTTTACCTTCATCTCCTCGTTGTAATCCGATTAATACATCTGCCATTATTATTAATAGATAATTTTTTTTTATTATTAAATTTATATATTATTATAAAATTATTAAATATATAAATACTTATGCTCTTCTAGCTTTTGTTCTTAATAATATATTAGTTGAACCATTATAAGTTGGATTTGAAGATATTAATTTAAAATCATTTTTATTTAATGTTAAAGATGTAAAATTAGTACGTATAAAAGTATATCTCAATCGTTGTAATACTGCATTATTTGCAGTTGGACTAAAAGCATGAGTATTATCAGCTACATTTAACAAATCAGATAATGGAGAATCATCGGGGGTTGGAGTAGGGGTAGGTGGAGTAGGGGGAACAGGATAATATAATGTTAAATTAGCTAATTCAGAAGGAGTTAATGCATTATCTGTAGATGTTGCAAAACTGCCCGAACCCAATTGATAGTCATAAAGTCCTGTTGTGATGTTATAGTGAAAAAAAGCGTTCCAATATGCCGATACTTGACCAGTAAAACTATAGTATCCTCTACAAATTACAATATTATCATTAAAGGTGGATGTTTCATACCATAAATTATATAATTATTCTATAGTGTAATTTCCACTCCACTTATCAGTATACGATTGAAACAATTGATTTATAGAACTTTGGGAAGTTGCGACAATGATATTAAAACCCATATATATATATATATATATACTTATGTTGTTTGTAAAAATATATTGTTTAAAGACGTAAATCTGTATTCTTTACTCAGTTAATGTATAAATATTTTGAACATTTATTATACATTATATTCGTATACATCATTTTCTTCTTCATTTTCTATAATTCTAGGATTAAGATTATAACATTTATAAAAAGAATAACAACAATTTGGACAGGAAAGAATACTGATTTTTTTACCTGAATAATATGCTTCTTCTACTATATATTTACCAATACCTTTTATTGTTAATCCTACTTGTTCTTTTGTTACATCACCTTCTCCTATTAATGTTTTAATAAATAATTCCGATTTTCCTATTTTTTCTCCAGTACATTTTTTATTAAATATAATAGGTTCTTTATAAATAATTTTTTTATTTTTTGAAAATTCCCAACAATTGGTTGAACCTCTAAATCGTTTAACAAATAAATTCATTTCTGGTGTTCCTTCTAATACTCGTATTTTAACTTTTAAAAAATGATTATTTGTTTCAGGTTTTAAATCATCATCTCTATATAGATGTATTACTTCCGTATTATCATTTATATCAATATCCCAAGTGTTATTAGTTGTATTTTTTTTTGCTAGAACATATTTATTCTTACCAATTACTTCATGTTCAGGTATGAATTTTTCCTCCCACAAACTTTTAAACGTTACTAATGGATTAATATCATTCGGTTTTGAACATCCACATTGTATTGAATAATCTAGATGACCTGGACAAAAACATCCTACTATATATTTAACTAAAAATAATGATATTGCACATGTACCCGTTACAATTGCAGTAGTAGTAGCAGCATCCATATAATTTAAATACTTAATCTATTTTTATATGACTAAAATTAATATATTGTTTATTTTAAAGTTATCATTTTTTAATTATTTTAAATTAAATAATTATTTCTATTGAACATATTGTATTATAAAATTTAATATAATATATTTATTTATTTATGAATGTCTTTAAGTTGTTATTTGAATGTAATGGGTATATATTTCTAAATACATTAGAAAATTTAATTACTGTAGGCAAGTCCGCCCATGCCAGACATGACGCGGAGAACATTGTAGTTTGTAGCGTAGACACGTACTTTGGCAGTTTTGGTTCCACCGATAGCGTTTGTGGATACAACAAGTTGAAGAGAAGCGTTATCAATTCGGGAAAAGTTGCATGTTCCACTTGGCTGGTGTTCTTCAGGGCGAAGAGCGAATGAGTAGACGTTGATACCAGTGTCGGGGTTTCGGGTGTGGTGCTGGTATGGCTGAACGAGGTCAAAGTATGTACCTTCACGTTCGGAGAATCGGTCCTGTCCGTTAAGCTGGAGTTTAGCTGTAACAACGGGATTTTCACCCCAGCAGTGTATGTTGAGGGCGGTTTCCGCAAGAACGAATGAACCAGCATCAGAGACACCAGAATCTTCCTGAACATCAAATTCGGGTTTGGAGTATGTACCATGTGCCCATGGATCAACAGCTGTGATATCACCTGCACCGGCATCCTGGAAGAATCCAGAACCATCAATGAAGGTGCTCATGGCGTTAGGTCCAGCATAGGCGTGGATCGCGTTGGGGAGAGCATCTACAACATCGGTGTAGTTGAAGGGCTGGGCACCAAGAGCACGGTATAAGAGCTGGCAACCTTTGAGGGAACTGCAATAGTCAACGAGTTCATCAGGCTGGACAACGAAGACTAATTCTTTGCAGGGGTGGTTGAAATTAAGTTTGACTTTGTTGCTTGAGCTACCAATGGATTCATCACCAGTGAACTGAAGCTGTTCAATGAGGTATTCATGGGGGTTCTGTGCCATTCTACGTCGTTCATCAGTATCTAAGAAGACGTAGTCAACATAGAGGGAAGCAGCGACAAGGGATGCGTTGTAGGCAGCTGTAACTTTAGCATCAACACTGTTCATTGCGGATAAAGTATTTACAGCCCATAAGCATTCATCAATGGGACGGAATTCAAGGTTGATTTTGACTTCATGGTACTGAAGAGCAATGAGGGGAAGAGCAAGACCGGGGTTTCGGCAATACCAGAACTGAAGGGGAACATATAAAGTTGTTTCAGGAAGGGCATTACGGGGTTGGCATACATTACCAATACCACCAGTTGTGCATGGAGTATCAACATCAGCAAAGATAGGGTCTGTGATGTATGTAAGAGTCTGGGTCTGACCAACCATTTTGTTGTAACCACGTTCAGCGGAGCTTGTGAGGGTAAGCTGGTTCCAGATGTGCATCCAGTCACCATATTGACGATCAATTCGCTGACCACCGATTTCAATTTCAACCATGGATACAAGCTGTTCACCGGGGTAATCTAACCAACGGGCAAAAACAGCAGAAGAACCGCTTGAGTTACCCATAGTCTGGTCAATCTGGGGAAGAGTGACCTGTAAGTATGTTCGGTATGCACAATCACCATTACGGCTGATTGTGCACTGAACACGACGACCGAAATCAGCTTGACCATTGAATGTCTGTTCAATAGATTCCATCGCGAAGTTAGTGTGACGTCTGTAAGTTACTTTCCAGAAGGTAATCTGGGGGTTTCCTGTAAGATAAACATCTTGTGCGCCATAGGCAACGAGTTGCATAAGTCCACCAGCCATTATACTATTGCTAAAGAAAAAAAATTTTCTAAAATGCTTAATTAAAAATCTATCTATTTCATTTTTCCACCATTCAACCATTCAACCATTCAAAATAAAATTTAAATCCAAATTTGCCTTTGTAAATTGCTCTAAATAGTTTTCTAAAAATATTTCTTTTTGACCTAAATGTTTCTTCGTAAATATATAACGATTATCATGTTTTTTAATAGTCCATCCATTTTCAATAGCATTAAATAAGAATGCCATCTTTTGTAATTTTATTAAATCTATGTTAGTTTTATCATAATCCATTTGTAAATCCATTATTTTTTAAAAAGAAAAACTATAATAAGTATTTAACATTATTCTAATAATTTAAATAAATTATGATTACTATATAGTAATGCCATCATTTAAGCCTAAAACAAAGAAAAAAATAAAAATTAATAAAAAATCTTTAGTTACATTGGACAATAAACATAATGAATTATTGGAAAGGTTTGAAAGAAATGAAAAAGAAGTTTTGCCTAAATTAAATAAACAAAAGAGAGAAGTTGAATTATCATTAAAAAATGATTCACTTACATTAGAAGAACAATTGGATTTGAAAGACAACTTATCTTCTTTGAAGAAGGAAATAATAAATATTAAAAGAGAGAAAAAAGAATATTTATTAGATAATTCTAAATATATATTTAATTATTTTGAAAAAAAGAAGGAAATATCTGATGGGAATACTAAAAAAACTGTACTAAATTCATTTTTTAATAAAACTAAACTTGATAAAGATAATGAGATGTTAAATGATGTACAAAAATATTTAATTAATATTGATAATTCATTTATAAACATTAATCATTATATTACTACTCATGACGTATGTGAATGTCAGGGGGAATTAATACCAATAGAATATGAAGGGATTATGGTTTGTAACAAATGTGGTAAACAACAAACTTATCTTATAGAACATGAGAAACCGTCATATAAGGAACCACCTAAAGAAGTATGTTTCTATGCTTATAAACGAATTAATCATTTCAGAGAAATATTAGCACAGTGTCAAGCAAAAGAAACAACACAAATACCAGATGAAGTCATTGAAAATATAAAATTACAAATTAAAAAAGAGAGAATTACTATTGATGAATTAACAAATAATAAATCCAAGGATATATTGAAAAAGTTGGGTTATAATAAATATTATGAGCATGTACCATTTATTCTAGAAAAATTCGGTATTAAACCACCTGTTATGTCTCCTGAATTGGAAGACAAATTATGTAATTTATTCATGGAAATTGAAAAACATTATGCTAAACATTGTCCGAACGATCGTGTAAACTTCTTAAATTACTATTATGTCCTCTTTAAAATGTGTGAAATTCTAGGTGAAACACGGTTCTTACCTTATTTTCCTATGTTGAAAGATCCCGTCAAGCGAATTGAACAAGATGTTATCTGGAAAAAAATATGCCGAGAATTAAATTGGAAATTTATACCCACAATTTAACAATAAGTATTTTAATTTTGTAAAATAAGAATTTAATTTATTTGAAATAGTATTAAATAAATTAAATAAATTAAATAAATTAAATTATTTACGCTTTGTTGGGGAATCCGACAAGGTTACCACCAATACCGAATCCAGCACCAGAACGTGCAGCAACAGCCATGCTTGGAAGATAAGCATCTAAGATGCTAAAGGTAGCAGCAGCAGTTAAGGCAATAAGTAAAACTTCATCAAGTTTTAATGAGCGTTTTGGAATGGCAAAAGCAGCGATAGCGACCATAATGCCTTCTACGATATATTTGATGCCACGAGTAACGAGTTCGTTAAGATCAACAATGTTGTTTACCATACTTAAAACTTTGTCTAACATTATATAATTTATAAAGAAAAAAACTTAAAACAATAAATTATTATTAACTATATAAATGTCTAAAGGTTTTGAAAGAAAAAATTTACCTAATGGAATGGCAAATGCAAAATATATTGATTTATTAGACGAAGATAAACCTCTTGCTGGTCAGAAATGGATGTGTGCTTCCTTTGTTTCACCAGAAAATGTTATTAAACAAAAGAGTATTTTCTTTTTTGAGGAATTCCTAAAATATTACGATTTTTCTAAATCTACCAAAAAATTCACACAGTTCTTAAACTTTATGTCTCATAAACATAATCTTAATTTTAATATTCTTATGAATGATTTTCAGGAGTTTGTTCAGACAGAAAAAGAGAAACTATTAGAGGAATCACTTGATGATGAATACAAAAATTTCCTTGATGAGAATGAGGAACGTCTTCAGACTGAATTTAATCAGCAAAATGAATTTCAAACAGCGGTTCGTGGATTAAAAATTCGTGGATGTTTTCCAACCCAATCAGAGGCTGAATTACGTTGTAAACTACTTCGTGATGTAGATCCTAATCATAATATTTATGTTGCACCTGTTGGTGTATGGGTGCCATGGGAACCTGAAGCATACAAGACTGGACGAGTAGAATATATGGAAGAGGAACTTAATCAGCTTATGCATGAAAAGGCTAAAAACGAACGTTTAGAAAAAGATAACTTTGATAAGCGTGTTACTGAATCTAAACAAAAGGCAATTAATGAGAATATTAAGATTGCAGAGCAAACTGGTAATAAACTTACACAAAATATTGATGATGAAGGTAACCTAGTTGGTGTAGATGGAACCTCAAGTAGTATTGAGAATAAATTTGGAACAGGTGATAATGTATCATCTGCTGATATTAGAAAGGAATTATTTGAAGGAGAGGATATTAGAACTAAGGAAAATGATAAAAAAAATAAAAATAATAAATAAATAAAAAGGAATAAAAAGGAATAAAAAGGAATAAAAAGGAATAAATGAAAGATTATAAATTAAAGATAATAAATAAATAAAAAGGAATAAATGAAAGATAATTAAAAATTATTTTATTAATTATAATTATATGATTAATAAAATGAATCGTTGTTGTTTTGATAAATGTAATAAGAAACTATCGCTTGTTGATAAATCATGTAAGTGTATATGTAAGAATAATTATTGTATTTTACATAGACTACCTGAAAGTCATAAGTGTTCAATACAATATGAGCGATTTAAAATAAAATATGAAGCATGTTATAATAAAAAAATAATAAAAATTTAAATTACATAGTTGTAGGTAAAATAATTAATTGAAATTATATTATTTATTTTGATAATTTGCAAATTACCATCTATTTTTTTTTACATTAATACGAGGTCTTTTAGAATTCTTTACCATATTTGGGTCATAATGTTCGTTTCCATCATCATCTGAATCTAAATCTTTAGACATTTCCCAATATTCATTAGAACCTAATTTAAAATTACTATGTGATTCTGCTTTATACCAGAATATTTGGTCTTCTAATTTATTTGATTTAGAATTATTATCAATAACTAAACATTCATAATTCTCAGTGCATTGGTCCATTACTTGACAAAATGATTCAAATGTAGGAAACATACCAGCATAATTTTCATATATTCTCCTTCTATTAGCAATATAAGGTTCTCTTAATATAAATACATAATCAATATTGGTTCTTAAATTAGGAGGAATTCCTAAAGGATATTGCATCGTAATAATTAACATAATCTTCCAATGACGTCCATTCATAAACAATAAACGCATAAGCTTATCTTTAGACCATGAATTATCATATAAACAATCATCTAAAATAACAAAAACACGAGGATCTATATTAGATCGCTTTTTATAAATTTCTTGTTCTTTTTTTATATTTTTAATAACTAATTTTTGTCGCTTTAGAATATTTTCAATAATAGCAGTATTATATTCATCATGAATAAATAGTTTAGGTACTATTTGTCCATAAAATCCATTTCCTGATTCTGTTCCAGAAATAACTGTTCCAACAGGTATATCTTGATGAGAATAAAGTACATCTCTTACTAAAAAAGATTTTCCAGTATCACGACGACCTATTAATACAATTACTGGACCTTTATTCTCATTTGGTTTAAATGATATCTTTTTCATATTAAACTTTTTTAATTCTAAATTCATAATTATATTTTTGTAGAAAAAAAAGAAATTAAAATGACGAATAAGTTAAAATACTTAGAATTTTTTACAATATATACCTATTAATGGAATTATATTATAGAAAAAATAAAAATAAGAAACTTTTTAATGTCATGAAGGAAAACATGTCTATTACTGATATTCAAAACTATATACCCATTTATAAAAACTATTTTTCTCTCAATGAAGATAATTATAACACAATTAACTTAAATGAAAAAAATCCGATACAAAGTATTATAGAAACAAAAGATGATAATCATCATATTATTGATATTAGTAATAATACAACAAAAGAACAATCATCGTCTTATTTTAAACTTTCTCCATTAGTAGATCCTATTAAATATCTTACCGGTAAGTATCATTCAAAAAACATAAATCAATTACCAAAATTAAGCAATAATACTTGTTTTGATAAAATACTGGATATAAATAATGTATCTTATGTAGACAGTTTCTTTTATTTTTTATCTAGTAAATTACTTCATAATCATAATTTTATTCATGGAACTAATTTTTATGGATCTTTCTTAGCTATTAAAAATAATTATAAACTTAATATTGCTGACGATATAGAATACATTTTAAAACATGACTATTTTCATGAGCATAATGATAAATTGTTTAAATTAGACGAAAGAAAAATGATAGAATGTTTAAGATATGAAACTCGTAATTATAAACATCGTCTATCGTTAAAAGAAACAATAAAAAATATATCTATTCAATCGGTAAATGATAATGAATATAATGAGTTATTTGAATCATCTAATAATCCATGCAAAAGTAATAACCCTGATCATTATCCGATGGAAGATATTACTATTATTCCATTACAAGACGCATCTAGTAATATTATTGATTATGAACCCATTTCTTATGATGTTGTATATGAACATAACAAATCCAAAAATAAATCTAAAAATAAATCCAAAAATAAATCTTCATCATCATCATCATCATCTTGTTCATCTAATTCATCAGATACAAATATGTCTCATAAAAGTATGGATGTAGATGAAGCAAGTGATGATTATATTACTGAGGATGATGAAAGTAATTGTAGTGCTCATACGCAATCATCATCTTCTACTAACGACGAAGATGAAGAAATATTAGAATGTACTATTAATACTTTTCCTGTACAAATTATTTGTTTGGAACAAATGGATAATACATTGGATTACTTAATGGAAAATGAAGAACTTAATATAGATGAATGGAGCTCCGCATTATTTCAAGTGATTATGATTTTAATTACATATCAAAAAGTATTTAATTTCACACATAATGATCTACATAGTAATAATATAATGTTTAATAAAACGGATAAGAAACATTTATATTACTATTTTAATGGCAATTATTTTAAAGTGCCAACATTTGGACGTATATACAAAATAATAGATTACGGAAGAGCGATTTATAAGTTTCACAATAAAACATGTTGTAGTGATAGTTTTGCTAAGAAGGGAGATGCAGCAACTCAATATAATTTCGGTTGTTATATGGATCCTCAAAAGCCATTATTAGAACCCAATTACAGTTTTGATCTTTGTCGCTTGGCGTGTTCATTATATGATTATGTATTTGATGATATTAGTGACGATAATAAAGCAAATGATGAAATAGAATCATTAATTTCTGAATGGTGCAAAGATGATAAAGGACGAAACGTATTATATAAAAAAACTGGCGAAGAACGCTATGAAGGATTCAAACTTTATAAAATGATTGCACGTACCGTTAATAAACATATTCCATCAGAACAAATTAATAAAAAAGTATTTGAAAAATTTAAGACATCAAGAAGAAAAATAAACAAACATTCTAAAATTATGAATATAGATCAGATTCCTAGTTATGTATAATTTTAAGTAATGATGTATATATATTATTACTTAAAAATCTGGATTATTGGTAAATACATGAGGAGATGAGAATGCTTTCTGAATGGGATTAAACTGTTCAGATAAATAATGACTAGCTACAATTGTTATATATACGAGGAGAGAATCACGTATATATGTTTTTAATGGAACTTGTTGTTTTAAATAATACTTACTTTCTAAAAATTTTAAAATTACAAATACAACTGACCCTACTAAAGCAAATGTATAGAGATTTTCCATTTAAATTATATAAAATAATATATTATTTTTTTAAACGCAAAATTAAAGAGGAGGTAATACAGTAATATCATCTAATAATGGATTATCATTTAATCTTATACCTGTACTAATTGATTCTACATCTAAAGGAATATTCATATCATTTGTGTGAATCCTAAGTCTATCATCATTCTCTCTATTTTGTAATATTTGATTGTTTATTTCATTATTAGATTGGAGAGAAGAAGCAGGTTCTACTGGTTTAGGATTCATATCTATAATAGAATTATGAATTGGCATATCATCCGTTCTATTAATAACAAGTTTAATATTACCTTCATCTTGGTGTTTCGTCTGTGTTTCCATAGAAATATTATTATAATTAGTTTCATTATTTACATTTGCAGATATTTCTTCATTGACTAAATTTTCTACAATAATATTATTTAATTCTTCATTATTTTCAACATTATCACTTGACGTATCTACTTTTATAATTTGATTTTCATCATCGTTAGTTATTATCTTTTTAATTTCATCATCGTTAGTTATTATCTTTTTAATTTCATCATCGTTATTATCATCATCGTTATTATCATTTATATCTTCTGCTATCATTTCTTGACTCTTGATAATATTTGTTTCAAAATCTAATTCACTTGATTCATCATTCTTCACTAATTCTTCATTGGATTCTTCTATTTTTTCTATTTCTTTTGCTTCTTGGATTTCTTTGGAAAGAACTTCATCATCTTTTTCTTCAATAATTTCTTCTTTTATTACTACTTCATCTTCTACAGTAGAATCTAAGTAAGAACGTAATATTTGTTCAACTGGAATACTTTCACGAATTGTATTTAAAATACATTCCTTTACAATGATCTCTAATTCTCTCATATTCTTTTGATAAGTTAATGGCATAATGTTTTCCTCAAATAAATAAACATTAGAATACACCTTACGAGCAACAAACTGATATATTTTATGAATAAATACACTTAATTTTGGTATATCTAATTCTACTTTCTTCTGTTTCTCTCCAACACGTACACTCGTTAATACCTTTAATTGAGTAATATGTACACATGTAAGTAAATCTTCTAAATAAGAACACTGACTTTCCTGAATAACACGAGCTGTTTCATCATTAATTAAGTTTTCATTCCATTTGGGTACACGACTTAGAAAGTTTTGAAAGGTCATTAAATATTTTTCATATTCATTATTTTTAACACAAAGCTCCTTTGCCTCTTTAAATAATGATTTAATACCTTCAATAATTAAAGGTGTAAGCACATTAACTAAACGAATAGAATATTCATTTTTAGCTTCTGATAAATTAGAAAGTTTAAAATCATCCATATTACATAAATGATACATTTTCTAAATTAACGTTAGGACGCATAAATAAATAATATATAACAATAAATATTATCATTCGTTCATCTCTAAATTCTATCCGTATTTTGTCAAAATAACTTAAATATGTATATTTCGTCAATTCATTAATATCTGTTTCTCTCTCAAAATAATTTAACAAATCAAAAATATGAAATCCCTTTTCATATAAACTATCTGACATCGCAAGATAATATTGTATATTTCTATCCTTCTCAATATTATTTTTTATCCATTCATATTTCTCTATTTTACTATTATTTACTAATTCCTTATTTAAATGATACTCATAAAGTTGAACTTGTTTTGAATCTATTATTGGTAAAGCAATATATATTTCACAAAAACGAGAGAGTATAGGTTTCAATAACTTATTTTTATCCTCTACAATAATAAAGAAACGTGTATTATGACTATAGGTTTCAATACATCTTCTTAATGCAGATTGGGCATCACATGTTAATTTATCAGCATTTAATAGAATAATACTTTTAAAAATGTCACCTTGTTGATTATTAATATTGGATTTACCAAAGAATTTTAATTCTTCACGAATGAATTTAATACCTTTACCATGACCACAATTTATTTTCATAATATATTTTTCCACATCTAAATTATTATATATATTTTTTAAGAAATCATTCATTAATGTTTTTTTACCACTTCCGTGAGGTCCATAAAAAATAATATTAGGTATTTTTCTTATTTTTATAAAATAATCTAATTTATGATAAATATCTTGATGAATAGATAACATTAACAATAATAATTATTTAGTATTTAATATTTATTCATTACTAAATAATTTAAGCGAAACTTCCAATAGGATGTGAATAAGGATTGCTATTTAACGCAGATACTAATTCAGGTTCTAAACGTTGACAATTTAAGTCTTGACGATCAGGTTCTCGTGATTTAAATGAACCTACATTTTCTAGTGTTGCTGATGTTTTAATACCATTTTGTATTCCATAAAGATTAGGGTTTTTTCTATCACTATCTAATTTATCTATATGAATATTTTGTGTACAATTAAATGCACTGGAATTACCTACATTAATGCGACCCTTGTATTCTTTATTAACATTAAGATGAGCGTTATATGCAGCTGCATAAGATTGGTTATTATGCACATTACCATTACCGGGTGTTCCTGTATATTTGCATGATGTTGTCATACGTTGAGTATCGGTAGGTTGATTTTCATTAGCTAAGAAACCATAACCTTGATATTCGGCTTTTCCAACATTTGCTAAATATGGATTAATAGAGGTTGTCTCCTTAGTTGTGGTACGAGCACGATCAGATGGATTATAAACATAGGATTGAGGAGTTTCAGTACTAACACCACCATTTTGTCTTGCATTTCCAATAACATTCTGTTTGCGTGATGGACGTAACATATCTTGAATTGGAAGAGTAAGTGCATTAGCAATAGTAGAAATTGCACCAAAATATTTACCTCGTGAATCTGTTAAAGAACGTGCGTTTGGTTTTACTCCTTTTGTATATCCTTTAACTCCATAATCTCCGTCAGTTGAATCAAATTTATCATTAGCATAAGTATTACTAATATGTGTATAATTTGAATCTAAAACAGGTCGGGTACTTTGTTTATGTTCACCAGGAACATAAGTGGCATTTAATCCTTCTGTATTTGAGGTTCCAAAATATTCGCTGGTAGTATTAACACGATTTGAATAACCTAACATTTGCTCACTACGTCCTGTTGGTTTCTTTTCTAAACCAGTAGTAGTAAAATATCGGTCAGGGTTATTCACAAAATATGTATCAGGCTGATTCTTTTCTACATGAGGTTGAATACCACGTTCAGTATTAAAATGTTTTCCTCCTAATGTAACACCTTCATATGTTACCTTAGGATTATTAACTGCTCGTAATTCATCAACAGATTTGGAAATCCATTTTTCACGAGCATCTAAAGCAGAGTTAAATCCTCCTTTACCGGCAGCACCATATCCATTGTCTAAACCAGGTGCAACGCGAATTTCTTGCCATGGTTTAGTATTATTCATACTTTTAGATGGATTCATACGAGACTGAATAAAGTTACTTGCATTAGGAGTACCATGTGCCCAATGCATATTTTGTTCTGGTTTGAATAAAGGAACTTGCTCTTGTTTGTTAAACATTTGTGTTCCCGAACCTTGAAGATTATCTAAAACTGTTTCATTACTTTCAAAACCAGAAGTTCTTTGAGTTACACGAGCCCCAAAAAAAGGCTGCATATTATTATGGTTAAATTTGGATTTATCTACTTGATTTCCAGTTAAAGAAAAGAATTGATGGTCTTTTTCTTGCTGACTTGAGGCTTCTTCATAATTTTCTTGTTGAAAATATCGGTCGGTAGCCGCATTCGCATTGGGATAATAATTAACATTATCTTGAACAGTAGCAATAGTTTTTTTAGGATAATTAGGACCAGTATTTTTAATAAGGGGATTGTTAGAAGTAAAATTTTCTTTTGTTTTATTCTTTTTTTCATTAGCCATAATATACATACTTCCTAATGCTAATAGTGGTATTGCAATTTCCATTATATATAAACATATATAAATTAATTCTATTCAATACACAATAAAAAATATTACTAAATATTTCTTATTATACTTTTGATGATAATTAAGTGTAAAACTTAATGAATTATCTATTTTTGATAAGGTAAACAAGGAATAGTTGGAACAAAATAATCTTTTTCAAGAAGAGTAGTATCTAAATTATTTTGGAATGGTATACAAGTATTTTCTTGTGGGTCAAGGATAGGGTATTCCCATCTGACTTGTTCTAAATCACGATACATCCATGCAGGATTAGTAGCACGTGATTCATCTGTGAATACTTTATTACAACTTTTATAATTATTGCGTTTAGTTTTTATTTCATGGTCTTTATAATTAAGACAATCATTCGTAAGATTGCGTGTTAATCCCATAAGGTCGCTATCGATATCAATTGGATGACCGTTAGGAACAGAACGAAGATTAGCACCCCATCGTTCAAGCCGAATTTGTGGGTCGGAAATAAAACAAGGACTACAACCATTACCAGGTGTATTTAATAGATATCTTCCGGGTCCAGTGCTTTCCTGTAATATTTTTTTTGTTCTACATGGATCGTAATTAAATCGTGTAAATGCCATATAATTATACTTTATATTTTATATTTTATTATCTTCTAAAAATATCAGGTCGTTGGCAATTTTCTATAACAAGAGGTTCAGGTATATAAGTAGTTAATCTATCAAAAAAAGCGATTGATTTAAATTTCTTAATACGAGGAGTAAATTCTCTTCTTGGTTTTTCTAAATTGTTAAAGTAAGTTCCTTTTAAAAAACTATCTATATCAGCATAATTATGAGATAAAATAGAAGCATTAATAGGACCCATATTAATACCTGCATCAGGTATTTGAGTATTATACGCTTCTAATTTGTGTTTATAATAAACAAGACTAGCATAATTATCTTTATTGCTCTCTTGGATGCAATAATCATTAGGAGAATTTTTTATTGTCGTTGAACACATCTTATATATACTTCCGAATATAATATATTTTGTAAATAATGAATTTTACTATATCTAGATAAAGAAGATAATAAAGAAGATTTCTCCGTTCAAGATTTTGCACCTGTTAAGATTAAAATTAAAAACAAAAAAGGGGTTGAAAAAAAATTGAAAACATATTTTTTAATTATCTAAATTTCAACAACAATTGATATAAAATTATTTTCGGCTAAAAATACAATACGTTCAATATGGCAACAAATACACCCAAAATAGTGTATATAGAATGTAGTAAATGTAAAACACAAACACCAATAGGTAAATTTTGTATTGAATGTGGTGAAAAAAACACAGTTGAATTTCTAGATTACCGTATTAAATCTCAAAAGGATGCAAATCCAACAATGATACGAATTTGTAGTTATTGTAACATTGATTCTAACCATATAGAAAGTAAAAGAAGACCGTTTGATAGTTGGTCTAGGAATTTTATTAATTCAAAATGTACTAATTGCGAAAAAATGAATCC